AAGGTTTTTATGACCCTAACGGTATATACCCGAAATACAAGGATGAGACGGATACTAATAGATTGGCCGTTAACGGTAATAACCCTCATCTATCGTTAGAGTTGCGTAAGTTAAGTCGTATTACTGGCGTCCCAACAGCCGACTTTGATTTGGTATCTGTACAAGACCACGTGGCCTCTGACATAGAGGCAAGTGATGGCGATACTTGGAGTCAGCCGTCTATACCATATGCGGCCAGTTATCCATACAATCACGTTTACGAATCAGAAAGTGGCCATATAAAAGAATATGATGACACAAAGGGGTCAGAGAGAATATACGAGGCGCATAGAACAGGCACGTCATTTGAAATATCACCAGACGGCACCAAAACCGATATAATAAAAGGCGACCATTATAACATAACTTACGGTAAGAGTCAAGCTCTTATTGAAGGGAAGTCGGACTTGACAATAGGTGGCCGACATAAACTATACATTAACAAAGACGGCGCAGTAGATAACCATTACGATATACAAGTAGGGCCAAACGCCAACATTAACATACAAGTAGATAAAGGTAATTTAAACCTAGTTGTAAAAGATGGCTCGTTAAATAGTAATGTATCAGGTGATTACAATGTCAAGGTTGGCGGTAATTATAACCTAGACGTAAGAGGCAATCTAACAGAGACCATATCAGGTACAAAGACATCTAATACAACGCAGAGTGTCACTCACAGAGGAAGTACCTTTAAGGTAGTGGCCAATAGAATAGACCTTAACTAAATAAATCCACCAGCAGAAAAAACGCTATTGTAAAAGTGATTGAATTTTCTAAACTATAAATGCAATAACATCCAGCAGACATATAGGAGACTTACAAATGTTGTTAAAAAGTTTAAAGGAAAAATCCTCGGATATAAAAGCACGTTGGAAGAAGGCTTGCAATACAGATAATATCATTGACTTTTCAGTTGATGTAGGTCTTATTGCGTTTGATGTATTATCAAGTCCCATACTTATAGTTGTACGAATATTCCGTTGGGGTATGAATAAATGGGTCAACGGCTACATTAAGAGATTTTTAAAATGGTTTGTTCACAAAGTATTAAGAATAAGATAAAACGTATTATCAAGTATTCCTTTTGGTTCTTTCTTATCAAAGGCCTACTATGGTTACTACTATCATATATGTTTGCTCAAGGACTTCTTTATTATACATAGTGGTGTTGAAACTTCAGGAAACCAGCTCCAGGTAACCTAGGTCCGTTTTATCAAAAAAAATTCCCAGGATATAAAAATACAATTGGAAGTTTACTATATAGGATACACTACATTTCTTCTATAAGGACTTTCAATGTTAGACCCTATCACAGCGGTGGCGACGGCCACCTCAGCATTTAATCTAATTAAAAAAGGCATTGCATTTGGTAACGATTTAGATACTATGACTAAATCTCTTTCTCGTTGGTATGGTGCTGTATCTGATTTTAATTACGCAGAAAAGGAAGTAAATTCAAAAGGCAGTATTTCTAAACTATTAATGAAAGGTAGTATAGAAAAGATGGCTCTTGATATTACGGTAAATAAACAAAAGATACTTGAACAAGAAAAAGAATTACGGACTCTTATAACTTATACGTATGGTCCTAATATCTATAATGAAATGATTGAATTAAGACGGCGATTAAAAAAGCAACGTGAAGACGAAATCTATCGCAGACGTGAATTTAAAAACCAATGTATAGAGGCCGGATTAGTAATACTCTTAATGTGTTTAATTGGCGGCGTTGTCTTATTTCTAACGTATTTGACGGTCTCTTAAACTCTAAATATATTCTATGTCGGTTAATATCGGCCTATTATTAATTACTTTTATTATATTGGTAATTACTATTATTGTTATACGTTTAGCGTCGGATTCTTCGGACTCGGAAAAACTTAAAGAGCCAGATGAGCCTAACGCTTTGACTGAATTTCGGAAACGAATGGGATTAGATTAAACGTAATGAAGATATGAGCCTATTATATATTTTGGTTTGGAAATAGGTTTATGTCCAGTATGTAAATAGGTCCACATAGGCGGAAACATTAATAGTCTTCCTACTTTAGGTTTGATAGAAACATCAAAGTTAGAGAACGAGGTGGCCCCTTCTTTGTTTTCATCCAAATATAAAAAGAATACTAAAAATCTCCTTGCAGAATTATAATCGCCTACATCAACGTGTTCTTTAAACTCATCAATATCATTAGGCATATATCGTTTCATACGTATTGCTTCAAAACCATATTGACTCGGCCATTGTGTAGGTGTTATTCCTACTTCTTTTGCATATGTGCCAATTTTTGATTTAAAGGTAGTATAAAGACCATCAACTATGGGTTTCCAATCTTTATGTTTATTGAGTTGTATTTCTTTAAATGAACGGTGACCTTTTAAGATTGTGTCTTCTTGTTGGTCAGTATTGACTTCAAACTTTTCAATTATCTGTTTACAAATTTGAGGGTCTAATACATCATCATATACTTTTATAAAATTTTCCATTTTTCACCTGTTGAAACTTCCTAATACTATCATTATATAGGCTCAATGTCAATGCCTAAATATGTGTATGGCAAACTTTATACACTATTACGAATATGCTTTAGGCATAGATATTGACAAGTTAGGCAAAGCCTACTTTGATATACGCAAACACTTATCGTTTAACACGGATGATAAAAGCAAGATTGATTTCAATGCTATTTGTGTTAACAGAAAACCAGGTGATGAAGATTCTATAACAGGTGGAAATATAAGAGGTCTATATTGGACTAAACCTGATACAGATAATTTTGAACAGAAACGACTAGAGCCGGTAGACGAAGCCGCTTATACTGAAATTTGTCCTGAATTTAAGGATACTTACTTTGAAGAAGTATATAATATACTAAAGAGTAATTTCGGTAAAATCGGTAGAGTTAGAATATTAATGAAACCACCAAGAAGTTGTTTATCTTGGCATAGGGATCCAGAGCCACGTATTCACGTACCTATAATTACAAATGAAGGATGTAAAATGGTTATTGAAGACGAGTCTTTTCATATGCCGGCAAATGGTAGTGCTTATGTTACCGATAATACAAAGTATCACAATTTTTTTAATGGTAGTGAAATAGATAGAGTTCATTTAGTTGCAACTTTATTAAGACCATTTTACACGTAGAGGAGATATGATTAAATTAACAGACAATGCTTATAAAAGACTTAACGAATTACGTAAGAAGAATGACAAAAATTTTGTTAGACTTGACATTAAAGGTGGTGGTTGTGCTGGGTTTAATTACCATTGGAGTTTTGCACACGAAGAACAACGAAATGACGTTGTGGTTGATGACGTACTTTTAGTTAGTAGAGATTACGAATTATATCTTATGGGTTTAGAATTAGATTATAGTTATGATGATTTTGAATCTATGTTTAAATTTAATAATCCAAAGGCTACAAGTTCTTGTGGTTGTGGTACATCTTTTAGCGTATAAATAGTAGTATGACTTACTCACGTTCAAACATAAACACATTTTACGGACCACTTTTACGTAAAAGAATTAATAACGAAACGGCTAAGATAGATTCTGGCTTTGAAACGGTAGACACACAAAAATTAAGTACAACAGATTTTGGTACACATTTTCAAAATCATTCAGCAGTAGGTTTTGATTCACATATAAAACCAACAAGTGCAGTTGTAGATTTAGGAACATCAACAGATAATTGGCGACACATCTATGCTAGTGGTACAATACACGTAGGTAATAAATCTTTTGGTGCAGTAGGTAATGCTATTGATACAGGCACAGATAATTTCGCAACAACAGATTTAACGGTCAGAGGTAATTTAAATGTACAAGGTTCTACGGTAACCGTAGATACAGCATTAGTACAATTACAAAATGGTTTTGTATTTGAAGGTTCTACACCAGATGATTACGAAACTACAATGACTGCCACAAATCCTACACAGGATAATACAATAACAATACCAAATGAATCAGGTAATATTGTATTAACAGAATCAGCAGGCGCAGTACAAACAAACACAATTGCTAATAGTGCAGTTACCAATGATAAGATTGCAGATACATCAATAAGAGCTGCAAAATTAAATTTAGGTTCAGATACGGTTTCTGTTAATACACTTTCAGCAACAGACGTAAACGCAACAAGTGTTTCAGGTAATTCAATAACAGGTGTTATACAAACAGCTGCTCAACCAAATATAACTTCATTAGGAACGTTAACAGCATTAAATGTAGATAACTTAACTTTTGATGGTAATACAATTGGTTCTTCAACAACTCAAATTAATTTTACAAAAAATCTAGTAATTTCGGGAACCGTAACCTGTGATTCATTTACACAATTAAATACGGAAGAAGCAGGTCCTTTAGTAGATGACAAAGGCGAAGTTAGATTAGTACCAGGTAATACACAATCAGCCGCATATGTTTTAGTATTAAGTGACCACGGTAAACATATTAATACAAGTGCTCAAGTTACCGTGCCTGCTAACGTTTTTTCAGCAGGTATGTCAATTACAATTGCAAACACATCAGCCGCTGGTATAAACTTAATTCAAGGTTCAGGACTAACTTTAAGAAATGCAGGTCAAACTACTACTGGTGACAGAGTGATAAACAATTATGGTTTAGTTACCGTATTTTTCACATCTGCTACCGAAGCTTACGCTAGTGGTTCAGGACTTGCATAATGACTCATTATAATTTATTAGCAGCTAGAGGAGGTTTTTCCCCAATTTCGGCCTCTGGTGGAACAGAATCAACTTTTGATTACAACTCAACTTGGAAAGCACATTCATTCACATACACAGGTAGCGAACAAACCTTAACAATTTCGGATGCAGGATCCGAAGGCAAATTAAGTATTATTTGTATCGGTGGTGGAGGTGGAAGAGGTGGTCAATCTGGTAATAACGGAGGCGGTGGCGGCTACGTTAGAAAAATGGATATTAATATTAGACCTTATTCATCATTAAGAGTATCAGTAGGTGGTGGAGGAGGAGGTGGTCACGGTTGTTGTGGGTCGTGTGGCGCCGGAGGTGGAGGCGGTTCTGGATTTATAGGTTCAGGTGGCCGTGCTTGGTCTTCAGGTCCTGGTGGATGCTCTGCCGGAGGAGGTGGAGGCGGAGGAGGTTCCTTCGTAGTTGACGATTCAGGTAATACAGACACAACAAATATTATTGTTGCTTCCGGAGGTGGAGGCGGCGGAGGAGGAAGAGAAGGTTGTGGAGGTGCCGGCCGAGGAGGTTCGGGTGGTGGAAATGGTGAAAACGGTGGTAATGCAAGTTCTTCAGGTGGCGCTGCCGGTGGAAGAGGAGATGGAAGTTATACTGGTGGAGCGGGAGGTAATCCTGGTGGAGACCGTTCCGGAGGAGGCGGTGGCGGCGGAGGTTTTGCCGGCGGAAATGCAGCTTCTAACGGAGGAGGTGATTGCTCTGGAAAAGGTGGAGGCGGAGGTGGTAGAGGTTATCCATCAAACGCTGAACAATTTAAACAATCTAATAGTACAAGTTCGCCAAGTGATGATGACGCTGTACTTGCAACATTAAAAGATGGTGGTTATGGTAACGCAAATGGAACAGGTGGTAAAGTAATTATATTTTATATGATTGCACCGTAAGGAAAAATATGGCAGTATTAAAAGTAAAATTTGACACAACATCAAGAGAGTGGGAAGTATCTGATTTAGAACACGGTACTTTTCGTGATGAAGAGTGTGATTTAAACTTTGATGATTTATATATTCATTGGGGTTTTAAAAATGGTTCAGCAAATAGTATTGTATTTGATAAACTAACTTTTGGTTGTACAATTACAAAAGATGGTGTTGAAGTTGCAAACATAACTAGGCCGTCCTCGCCTAAAGGTTCTTATATAAGAACAGATACAGAATTTATGGAAATTGACCACATAGATACAGACGCTGGTCAAACTTACAATTTAAATATTTGGGTTGATGAACAAGGTATTAGAAATGAAAAGACTTTAGAAGTTTCAATACCAAGTTATCCTGATTATGGTTTAGAATATTCCAATACTCATCCGGAACAACCTGACTATGATTTGTTTATAAGTCAGGAAGATGAAAGTTAATACATTAAATCCTTTTTTAGAACAGAAAGAAGCACAAGCTAGATTTAACATTTGTGCTAAATGTGATAAATTTAACAAGACCACTTTTATGTGTAAAGAGTGTTGGTGTTTTATGAAAGTAAAATGCAAGTTAAAGAAATCAAAGTGTCCAATAGGCAAGTGGTAATATAAATAGTTATAATCGTTTATCCTGAAACGGACGGAAGTAAACCACCAATGGTTGAAGAAACGCTCTTTAATTAAAGGAGTATGTATGGACTTGTTAAAAGACCTACGAGCTTTAAGAAAAGAGAAAAGTAAAGAAATCTCTACTAAAGCTCAATTAAGAAAACGAAGTAAAGATAGTATTGCTAGACCAAAGGCGAAGAAAAATCTTTTTTCTACTGACCCACGTATGCAAGGTATATAAGATTGGCCTGCTCGGTAGGACTCGAACCTACGACCCACAGCTTAGAAGGCTGTTGCTCTAATCCAGCTGAGCTACGAGCAGTTTGTGTATTATGCAGGAGTATTATTTGATTGTCAAGTCTGAATTGGTCGGAGTGGTAGGATTTGAACCTACGACCCTTGCGTCCCAAACGCAATGCGCTACCAGGCTGCGCTACACTCCGGTAATTTTATCTGTAATAAACTGAAAAAGTATCAGCGTAATTCATATGACAAAAAGATTGAGGTCTTGAATAGTTTGGTTTAGAAATACCTCTATATCTATATCTGACACGTTTTGCTCTTCTTGAAGCAGATACTTCTTTAAAATATTTTAAATACTTTATTGGAATATTTGCAGCTATGCAAGTGCCGTTATACGTATGAGGGTTTACCAAATACTTTATTAAGAGAGGGTTAACTACCCTCTCAAAAACTCTTCTTCGTCTATCTCTAGGTGTTTTAATCATAGTGTTTCCTATTTTAAGTATAATGGACCAGTCCATTGAATTGGATAATTACCGGCAAGAACATTACCTCTTGCAGAGTTTAAAGCAGGTGCATTGTAACCAGCGGCTTTCAATACATCACCTTTTTTGAAGTGTTTAAAATCTTCTTTTACGATAAAACAAAATACGCCAGTATCTTGTACAATCTTGATGTACTTCTTACCGTTTCGTACAGATGTTTTATTATCCCAATTATCAACTTGTTCTTTAGAATAACCAGTTAACTCTTTGCCACCAATAGTTGACCATTTAACATAGTCAGCTTTAGCGCCAGCCATCAAGTTTTTTATTCCTTCTTCAAGTGTATTAGCAGTTTTATTTACGATTGTCATAGTGTATTGTCCTTTTCAGTTATTGTTTAATTGCTACTAAACCACCAGAAACAAATGTAATCAAACCTGTTAAGGCAAGAAATATCATAGTTCCTAATGAATTTGAATTTTCTATACATTTACCATCACAATCGCCAGCAGCGCCAGCCATCATAATAAGACCTAATGTAATTAGTATTGCAGAAATTGTTGTTTTCATAGTGTTTGTGTCCTTTCTCATTTTACTAGTCCAGTATACCACAACTAAATATAGAAAGCAAGCACTAATTTAAAAAAAATGCATAAAAAAACCCTTATAAATCAACACTTTTTAATTTTTTTTGTTCTACTTTCGTTCTTTTTTACGATTTCCTGCTCAAAAGTCGTTGAAAATTGCGAATATTCGCCGGATTTTGACTTAAATAGCGAATCACTTAGCGAATCACTTGACGGAATAGCTCAAATTGAAAAAATACAAGCAAAAGCACGTTGCAATTTCTAATATAAATATAAACAAAACTAAAAAATTAACAAAAAGCGAAAAAATTATGAAAAAAATGAGAAAATTCTTTTTTTGGAATGAAAAAGGCCAAGAAAAAGAGACGGAACAAATGTCTTTAACAAAAGCAGTTAAATCTGTACAAGGAGATTTCAAAGACCAATTTATCGGCGTAGAATATACGTCAAAAAAAGGTAAAGAAATGTCAACAACGATAGAATTACCTTGGGGCAGAAAAGTTAGACAAGCAATAGCAACAGAAAAGAAAAGAGCCGCATTAAAGGCAAAACAACAAAGGTAATTTATGGCCAAATTGAGTAAGTCTTACGTACCACACGAAAGAATGCCAAAAAAGACATCACAAGGAAAAAGAAAAGGTGTTAAATTAAGTTCAATGAACAAATCAAGAAAACGAAGTTTAAAATATTACAACGGACAAGGAAAGTAATAATGCCAGCAGTTAGTAGAAAAGGCGATAGTTTATCAACAGGACACGCTTGTGTAGGAACAACAACATTAAATACACCAGCTCAAGATAGAGTATTTGCAAATGGTATATTAATTGCAAGAATTGGTGACCCAACGGTATCACATCCTAATCCACCTCTACCACCTTGTCCTAATCACGTAGCGTTTGTTAACGCAGGTTCGCCAAACGTGTATGTTTCAGGTATTAAAGTTGGTAGAATTGGCGATAGTGCAGACGCAGGTGCTATGACTAGTGGTTCACCAAATGTTTTTGCAAACGGCTAGTAAAAGTATATAAATATTACCGTTATGGCAAGATATGATTCAGCAATAGTAAGCAACTCAAACAGAAATTCAAGAAAGTTTAGCGATATTGACCTAGACTTTACTAGAAATCAAGTTACCTCTGATATTGTATCTGTTGAGGATGTTGTTGCTGTAAAAAGGTCTGTAAAAAACTTACTTCAAACAGGTTTTTACGAGAGACCATTTCAACCAGAATTAGGTTGTGGAATTAGAGAATTATTGTTTGAAAACTTTACACCAATGACTAAAGTTTTTTTGCAAAAGAAAATAGAAGAAGTTTTAAATAACTACGAGCCAAGAATTAATCTATCTAGTGTTCGTGTAGATGATGACCAAGATAATAATAGATTGGTAGTGGACATTTACTTTTATGTAATTGGTGTGCCAGGTCCTCAACAAGTACAAACGTTTTTACAAAGGCTAAGATAAAATGGCGACTAATAAATTATCAGTATCAGAATTAGACTTTATTAATATTAAAAGTAATTTAAAAACTTTTTTACAAAGTCAAACAGCATTTCAAGATTATGATTTTGAAGGTTCTGGTCTATCAGTTCTTATAGATGTTTTATCTTACAACACTCACTATATGGCCTACTTGGCCAATATGTCAACAAACGAATTATACCTTGATAGTGCCGATATTAGAAACAATATTGTATCACTAGCAAAAATGTTAGGATATACTCCTAACTCGCCAAGAGCACCAAGAGCTTCAGTTAACGTTGTAGTAAATGACGGTTCAGGTACTTCTATCACAATGGCAAAAGGTACTACTTACACATCAAGCGTAAACGGTACTTCTTATCAATATATTACAAACGAAGATATTACAGCTACACCTGCTGACGGGGTTTTTACTTTTTCAAATGTATCTTTATATGAAGGTACTTTAGTAAGATTTAAATATACGGTTGATTCAACAGACGTTGACCAAAAATTTACAATACCAAGTGCAAACGCAGATACATCAACTTTAAAAATATCTGTACAAAATTCTGCTGATGATACAACACTTACAAATTATACTTTAGCAGGTGGTTATACAGGTGTTGAATCTACTACAAAAGTTTATTTTATACAAGAGGGTAGAGACGGCAAATACGAAGTTTATTTTGGTGATGGTGTTACCGGTAATAAATTAGCAGATGGTAATATTATTATTATGGATTATATTGTAACCAACAAAGGTGATTCAAACGGTGCAAAAACTTTTGAATTACAAGGAAGTGTTGGTGGTTTTACAGATGTTTCTATAACAACTAATTCAAGTTCTCAAGGTGGTTCTGAATCAGAAGCAAATGATTCAATTAAATTTAATGCGCCTTTAAACTTTGCAGCTCAAGATAGAGCGGTAACAACAACAGATTATGAAACACTTGTAAAACAAATTTATCCAAACGCATTATCAGTTAGTTCTTGGGGTGGTGAAGATGATGAAACGCCAAGATATGGTATCGTGAAGATTGCGATTAAGGCAGCTTCAGGTTCTACTTTAACTGACCAAACTAAATTAGATATTGTAAATGGTTTAAAACCATTCAACGTTGCTTCAGTAAAACCAGAAATTGTGGATCCTGAAACAACTTCGGTTTTAATAACATCAAACGTAAAGTTTGACGCAAAGTCAACAACTAAATCATCAACAACTTTAAAATCAGATATTATATCAACAATTACAAATTACAATACAGGCACATTACAAAAATTTGATAGTGTGTTTAGATTTTCTAAATTAACAGGATTAATTGATAGTACAGACGCAAGTATTTTATCTAACATAACAACCGTAAAAATTAGAAAAAGTTTCACACCAACTTTAGGTGGCTCAGCTGCATATAACATTTACTTTAGAAACTCATTATATAATCCTCACACAGGCCATAATATGTCAGGTGGTGGTATTTTAAGTTCAACAGGTTTCAAGGTAACAGGAAGTGATTTTGAAATGTTTTTAGATGAAGATGGTAATGGTAATGTTAGAAGATATTATCTAGTTAGTGGTGTTAAAACTTATGCAAACAACACGCAAGGTACAATTGATTACACAACAGGTCAAGTCACATTAAATTCTTTAAATGTTGCTTCAATATCAAATATCAGAGGAGCAGCTTCAACAATAATTGAAATTACGGTACAACCAAATTCAAATGATGTTATTCCTGTAAGAGACCAAATTGTAGAGATTGATGTTGCAAACTCATTAATTACCGTAGAAGAGGATAGTTTTGTTGGTGGTTCTGCTGAGGCAGGTGTAGGTTATACATCATCATCAAGTTATTAATGACTAATGGCAAAGTTTAATGAAAAAATATCAACAATACTCAACGCACAATTACCAGAGTTTATAGTTGCAGACCATCCGAAGTTTGCAGACTTCTTAAAATCTTATTATCAATTATTAGAATCAGCAGAATTAAAAGTTAAAGATGTTGAAACTACCGTTGGTGTTTTAATTGAAACAGAAACAGGCCAAGAAAACAATTTAGTATATGACGCTACTAGAATAGGTAGTGCAATAACTAATATTGATGAAGGCGATAAAATATTATTAGAAGAAACAACTCACGGTAAATTTACCGTAGGTGAAACCGTAAAAGGTTTAACTTCAGGTGCAGAGGCAAAAGTATTATCTGAAGATTTAGGTCAAAGTAGATTATTCATATCTTCTAACGATAAGTTTCTTACAGATGAAATTGTTGAAGGACAAACATCAAAAGCTTCTGCTACTATTACAGATTACAGACCTAATCCAGTAAATAATATTTCTGACCTTGTAAACTTTAGAGACCCCGATAGAGCAATTGAATCTTTCTTAAATAATTTTAGAAATGAATTCTTAGCAACTTTACCAGAAGTATTAGATAACGAAGTTAATAAAAGAAATTTAATTAAGAACGTTAAAAATATGTACCGTGCTAAAGGTACGGCTGCAGGTCACGAATTATTTTTTAGATTATTATTTAATGAAAAATCAGAAACAATTTATCCTAGAGAACAACTATTAAAAACTTCAGATGGTCAATATGACTCTTTAAAGATTTTAAGAATTGTTGAAAAAGTTGGAAACACCGAAGGATTAATTAGTAGAACAATTACAGGTAAAGATTCAAGAGCAACTGCTGTTATTGAAAACTTATCACGTTTTCAAATTGGTGATGATACAATTACAGAGTTAATTCTAAACCAAGATAGTGTTGTTGGTACTTTTCAAGTAGGCGAAGAAGTTTCTGGTACTGCTTCTGAAATAGATGACTATTTTATTAAGGCAGATATTACAGGTATTCCTGGAACAAAAACAATTACAAATGCTGGCGCTTTATATGATTTAGATGATAACGTGACGGTAACTGCCGGTGGTGTTGGTGCATTATTTCAAATTTCAGATGTTGGCTCAGGTTCAGTAGAAGAATTAATTATTGATAACGTAGGTTCAGGTTATGCAATTGGTGATAAAATTAATTTTAATAATACAGGAACATTTGGTGCAAATGCGGCCGGTTTCGTTAGTGTTGTTCAAGGTAGTATAGTTGACCAAAATGGTACAATTGCTCCACCTGACGGTACTGAAGCTAAAATAATTTTGGAAGATGAAACTTGTTCTGGTGACGCATATCAAGGTAATGATATAGTTCAAGAAAGTACGACAACATCTCCTAATGTTATAGGTTTTCCTAATTCAGCTGATACTACAATCGGTGAAATAACAAAAGTATTTTTATCAGATAGTGGTAACGGATACAAAACAACTCCTGTTTTATCAATAACAAGTTCAGGTGGTACTAATGGTGTTATTAGAGCTTATGGTAATAGTATAGGAAAAATTAATGCATTAAGAACGGTTGAGTTTGGTAAAAGTTATGAAACAGCACCAGCACCAACTTTAAGTTTTATCAATAATGTATTAATAAAATCTATTGTAGGTTCTTTTTCAGACGGACTATCGGTAACGTTTTCTGGTGGTGCTACAGGAACAATTGTTAAATTAGATAGTGCAAGAAATATTTTAAAATTAAAAAATGTATCAGGCACAATTACTGAAAACGAAACGTTAACATCTTCATCAGGAGGTACAGCTACCGTTTCAAAAATTAATTTAGCTATTGCAACCGTTGATGTTGTTCCTATTATTGATACAGATGGTGCTTTTATTAATGAAGACGGTAAACTTTCAGAAAGTACAATGAAAGTACAAGATAGTTTATACTATCAAGATTTTTCATATGTAATTAAAGTTGGTCAATCTATTAATGCTTGGCGAGATAGTTTCAAAAAAACTATGCATACAGCAGGTTTTTATTTTACAGGTCAAGTTAATATTGCAACTAGATTAAATGCTCAAATGAGAGCGCCAGTTGATGGTGCAGTATCAGGTGTTAGTGAGACACCATTCTTACAAGTTCTTAATACTCTATTCTCTACAATATTTGGTAGAAGATTAGGAACAATTAGTGATGGTACTTCATTGAGACCAAATGCTCGTTTAGCTGGTGCAGTTGATTCAGACGCAAGAACAAGTGAACACTTTACAGCTAACACTAGAGATTTAACTTTAAGGTCAGATACAAACCTAGATTATTTAAGTAGAGTTAGAAGAGATATTCCTGATAACACAAAAACTTATAACGTTAGACAAGGTCACGCATACGCAGGACCAAGATATGCATTTTTAAATAAAAATATTCAAACAATATTCAAAGGTCCTGGATTTACGGTTGAAGCCTTTAATGATATTAAGATTATTGGTACTAGAACAGGACTAGATGGTCAACCAGCAACTTTTATTGCAACATCACATCCTGATGGTCAGAATTTAAAGACTAATTTTTCAATACCTAGTGAGTTTGCGTCAAATAAAAATGACTTTTCAAACACGGTTACTAACTTTAGTTCAACGACAGCAACGTTTGATGATACAACACCATAGGAATGATTATAAATAGTAGAGAGAAATAGATATGGCAAAATTTACAATTAATACAGGTTCAAGTCCAAATGACGGTTTAGGTGATAACCTACGTACCGGTGCAACTGGCATAAACAATAACTTTAATGAATTATATAGTTCAGTAGGTAACGGAACCGTTTTAACACCTTACATTGATTTCGCTGATGATACTTCATCAACGTTAAGAAAGAATATTGGTGACGCTATAACAATTGAGGGTGGTCTAGGTATTGACACTCTGGTAACAGGCGGAAAATTTCAAATTAAAGTTAATGCTTCAGTATTGACAGCAACAGCTTCTGCTACATTAACTAATAAGTCAATATCTCTAACTAACAATACAATCACAGGTACATTAACAGAATTTAATACAGCATTATCTGGAACAGACTTTGCTTCAACTGACCAATCACAAACTTTAACTAATAAGTCTATGAGTGGTGCAGACAACACATTTACAGCAATACCAAATACTGGTCTTTCAAATCCTGGAATTACAATTAGAGATAATACTTCTACAACAGATGTTGTAAATTTAGGAGAAACATTATCTATTTTAGGTACAGGTTCAGTATCAAGTGCTGTCACAGGTAATACGGTAACTCTAAACGTATCAAACTTATCTAACGCTGACTTATCAGGTAGTGCAGGTATCACAAATGCAAACTTGGCCAATTCTTCGGTAACAATTGGTAATAGTTCAGTCAATTTAGGTGGTACTTTATCAAGTGCAGGTAATCTTAATTTAACAGGAACATCTTCACTTTCAGGTTCAGGTACCGTTGATACAACTGGTTCAGGTTCTAAAGTTAGAGGTAACTTTTCTAATCAGGCTTCATTCCCTACATCAACGACATACTCTGGTTTATTTGCTTTAGATGAAACACAATTAAAACCTTTTGTTGCTACACAATCAGGTTATATTAATATTTTAACAGAGAATGATTCAGTATCAAGACACGCTGACGTATTTACAACTGGTATTGCAGATGGATATATTTTAAAATGGGTATCAGCAAATGGTCGTTTTGAAGCACAAGCAAATTCAGGTGGTTCAGCTTTAACGGTTGCAGATGAGGGTGGTGATTTATCAACTGCCGCTACTAAATTAGATTTCGTAGGTTCTGGTGTAACCGCTTCAGGAACAGGTGCAACAAAAACAATTACTATATCAGGTGGTGCAGGTGCATTAAACGATTTATCAGATGTAGTAAATAGTTCGCCAACAGCAGGTATGTCATTAGTTTATAATGGCACAAATTGGGTACAAGCAACAACACCAGTTTCACAATTGTTAGTGACATCAAATGGTTCAGGTGCATACTTATTTACAGGTGCAGGTTTCCCTTCAACTTCAGGTGATAATCCAGATTTACACTTGAAAAAAGGTCAAACTTACTATTTTATTAATAACTCTGGTGGTTCACACCCATTCAGAATACAATCAACAACAGGAACCGGTGGTACTGCTTATAATACAGGAGTTACCAATAATGCAAGTGCTTCAGGAGCAATCATATTTCACGTATCTATGGACACTCCAGCAACTCTTTATTATCAATGTACAGCCCACGGTGCAATGAACGGAACAATTAATATAACATAGTGAAAAGTATTATAAATATTGATTAAGGAAAAGAAAATATGCCAGCAATTATAACAAATAAGTTTAGAATTCACAACTCCGAGCAGTTTAAAGAGTCTTTCTCTGAAGCTGCAGGTAATAACTACTATCTTGGTATTGGTAGACCATCACCATTCAATACTGCTACTAGAGCAGATGGTCGTACAGATAACCTAGGTACAGATGTAATACCATTAACTCCAGCAGATAACAATAATACTATGTCAATATCATATGACGATTTATTGGCAGTTAAAAGAATTTCAAGCACAGATATTGCTTTCGTAGCACCTAGAAGAAACTGGACAACTGGTACAATATACGATATTTACAGACACGATTATGGAGATAGAATTACTGGCACAACTACTCAACAATCGGCAAATAGTGGTGTTTTCAATTTATTTGACGCAAATTTCTATGCTATGAATTCATCAAGAAATGTTTACAAATGTTTAGATAATAATAATAACACAGCTTCAACGGTAGAACCAACAGGCACAAATGCTTCAACTATTCTATCTACTGCTGATGGTTATAAATGGAAATATATGTACACACTTTCTGCTTCTGAACAATCAAATTTCTTATCAACTGACTTTATGGCAGTATCTACAAATACTTCGGTATCATCAAATGCTATTGATGGTGCAGTTGATATTGTAAAAATTAAAACTGCTGGTTCAGGTGGTGCAGACGGAACACATACTGGTATCGCAATCAAAGGCGATGGTACTGGTGGTGTAGTTTCTGTTGTTGTAACCTCTGGTGCTGTAACCGCTGTAAACGTTACCAGCCAAGGTACAGGCTACACATTCGGAACAATTTCAAATGCTCAAATAGTTTCAGCAGGTGCAACTAATCTTGTTGGTGCAGAATTAGATGTGATTATTCCACCAAAAGGCGGACACGGATTTAATTCAGTTCAAGAGTTAGGTGGTTTCTTTGTAATGACAAACGTAAGTTTAGAAGGAACAGAATCAGCAAACTCTGGTGACGTTACCGTTGCCAATGACTTTAGAAGAGTATGCTTAATTAGAGACCCACAATCAGGTGGTTCAGCTGCTTCAGCTGTAACCTTGAGAGCTACTAAAGCAGTTCAATTAACTGGTGTTTCTGGTTCTTTTAACGTTGACGAAAAAATTACTCAAGCTTCAACAGGTGCCGTAGGTATTGTTGTAGAATGGGATTCAACTAATTCATTATTATACTTTGTTCAAACAAGACATAATGATGAAGGCGTTGACGCAAATGGAAACCAAACAGCGTTTAGTGGTACAAATGTAATTACAGGTACTGGAGGTGCTTCAGGTACTCCTGTTAGTACGAGTGGTACCGTAAACAATGTTGTAATTGCAAGCGGATATTCTGTACCAGAAGTTGACCACGATTCAGGTGATGTTTTGTATGTAGAAAACAGAGCACCAATAACGAGAGCGGCAGACCAGACAGAAAATATCAAGTTGATAATAGAATTTTAAGGGGAATTATAGACTATGCCAAGTCCAACTGATTTTAACCTTTCGCCCTATTATGATGACTTTGCTGAAGATAAGAAGTTTCATAGAATACTTTTTAGACCAGCATTTGCCGTACAAGCGAGAGAGTTAACACAATCACAAACTATTTTACAAAACCAAATAGAAAGGGTTTCTGACCATCTATTTGAAAAAGGTGCAATGGTTATTCCTGGTGAAATAGGTTATGACCTAAATTACTATTCAGTAAAATTAACTTCATTTACAGATTCACAAAACGTTGGCGTTACCTTAACAGACTTTATTGGTTTAGAATTAACAGGTGCTACTTCAGGTGTAAAAGCAAAAGTAATTAATCAAACAGCTACAGATGGTACTGACCCAAATACTTTATATGTAAAATACGTTGATTCAGGAACAAATAGTACATCCGATAAGTTTACAGCTGGAGAAACTATTTCAGTTTCAACAACTTTACAAGGACAAGTAACCACGGTATCTGCCGTAATAGATAGTTGTTTTACAGGTTCGGCCGCATATGTAGGTGCTGGTGTTTATTACATAAATGGTTTTCACGTTAATGTAATTGAACAAACTTTAATACTAGACAAATATTCAAACACACCATCATATAGAATTGGTTTACAAGTTGCAGAATCTTTTGTGACACCTAACGAAGATAATTCTTTAAATGATAATGCTCAAGGAGTTTCAAATACAAATGCTCCAGGTTCACACAGATTTAAAATAGATTTAACACTTAAAAAATTAGCATTAGCTTCTGCTGAAGATAATAACTTTGTAGAATTATTAAGACTAAAATCTGGTATTATACAAAACCAAGTTAGAACAACAGAGTATGCAGTATTAGAAGATACACTAGCAAGAAGAACGTTTGACGAGTCAGGCGATTATGCAGTAAGAGACTTTGAATTAGAAGTTAGAGAACATTTAAAAAATGGAAATAACAGAGGTATATTTACATCAGCAAATGCTGGTAACGAAGCCAAACTTGCATTAGGTTTATCTCCAGGAAAAGCATACGTAAAAGGTTATGAAATTGAAACTCTTACAACAACTTATGTTGACGCAGATAAAGCAAGAGACTTTGATACAGAAAATAATTTTAGTACAAAATTTGATTTAGGAAACTTTGTTTATGTAAACAATGTATTTGGTTCGCCAGATATAGGTTTTGTATCAGGTTCTACTGAAGCTTTTAAAGGAGTTAATTTATACAAATTAGCAACAGCAAGTGGTAGTAGAGGTACAGAAAGAAACGGATTACTTTCAAGTTTAGAAACAATTGGTCGTGCTAAGTCAAGAGGTTTTGAATACGTAACCGGTTCGCCTACTAGTTTTACTTTCTCATCTAACGGAATTACAAATACAATATTCAAAAATTATCTTTTTGATATTGAAATGTTTACACACTTAAATATTACAACAGCACAAGCATTTACAACTGGTGAAAAAATAACTGGTGGTTCAACTAACGCAACTGGTTTTGTACAATCAGTTTCAAATGTTGAGTCGGTAACAATTACTTCCGTTTCAGCTGCAAGTCCAGGTGTGGTAACGACTGCTTCAAATCACAATTTTAAAGAAGGCCAACAGGTAACAATTTCAAGTATAGCTGGTTGGGCAATAGACTCAACTGCTTCAGATTCAAGTGCTAGAGTTTATACGGTTAGAAATCCTAGTGCAAACACTTTTGAGTTATATAACACAAACGGCACAACTGCTGTTAACGTAACCACAGGTGGTACAGGTGGTACTGCTGAACACGGTTTAGTAGTTCTAACAAATGTTCAAGGTGCCTTTTCTGCTAACGAAACAATTACAGGTGGTACTTCATCTAACACGGCTGTTATTCAAGGTGACGCTGCTGGTTTTAAAGGTGCAAGACATTTTGAATTTTCAGCAGTTAAACAAATTGGTCAACCTGGTACACCAACTTACACAGCAGACACAGCTTTATCTGCTACATACGGAGAAAATGCAACTCTAACTGGTAATTTAAGTATTGCAAGTTCAGGTTCGGCAGTAATCGGTTCTGGTACTAGATTTACAACTGAATTAAAAGTTGGTGACTCAATAACTTTTGACAATACAACTGGTGCTTCTTTAACTAGAACGGTTGAAGCTATTTTATCAGACACTAGTTTAACATTAGGTGAGGCAATTACAGCTACAGCAGTATCTTCATCAATTGCAGTTAGAAGAAGAGCTAAACTACAAGACGCTAATAAAAATGTTGCAATATTCCAAATGGGTTATGACGCAATTAAAACATTAAAAACAACTTCAAACTCTGGACTATCTGATACAAACTTTAAAGTAAGAAGACAATTCTCTATTAGTTTATCTTCAGGTACAGGACAAATTTCAGCAGGTAATAACGAAACGTTTACAAGTTTATCTGAAGGAGATTATATTGTTTCTATTATTAATGCAAACTCAGCTTCTCTTGGTGCAACAGGTAATATTTTAAGTTTAACTGGTAATAATGGTGATGGCAACCCAATCTTTACTTTATCAGGTTCGCCAACAGGTAAAACTTTAGACTTTGATTTTGGTACAGCATATGCTGACGCAGATTTAAAAATTGTTGCTACGGTTAATCGTTCAATTGCAAATTCAAAAACAAAAACATTACAAAACAATTCTACTAAACAAGCTAATAATCAATCAGAAATACAAAGTGGTACAATCTCACTTGGTAAAGCGGATATTCTAAATTTAGATTCTATTAAGATGTCTGCTGACTTTAGTACAGACGCAGTATCAGGAGATTCAGATGTCACGGATAGATTTGAGTTAGACAATGGTCAAAGAGATAACTTCTATGACGTAGGAAGAATAAAACTAAAACCAGGTGCATTGGCACCAACTGGAAGACTATTAATTACGTTTGACTTCTTTACACACGGTTCTGGAGATTATTTTGATGTTGACTCTTATTCAGGTGTTGTTGATTATGAAAATATTCCAAGTTATGTATCAGATACATCAGGTAAAGAATATCAATTAAGAGATTCATTAGACTTTAGACCTAGAGTAGATGACGCTTCAACAATTAATTCAGGTAACCAAGATAGAAGTTATACAGGCGCTTCATTAGACGTTGTAAAATTTGGTGAAGATGTAACCGCTGACTTTGAATATTACCTATCAAGAATAGATAAAGTATTTTTAGATAAAGATGGTTCATTTAAAATTGTTAAGGGTGCTTCTTCATTAGAGCCACAGGTTCCAAAAGGTTTAGATAGTGGTATGCATTTATACACACTATTGTTATCGCCTTATACTTTAACACCAGAAAGTGTTGAAGTTGAAAGACAAGATAACAGACGATATACAATGAGAGATATTGGTAAACTAGAACAACGAATTGAAAATATTGAATACTATACTCAACTATCTTTACTAGAACAAAATGCTCAATCATTACAAATTCAAGACGCAGATGGTTTTGATAGATTTAAAAATGGATTTATTGTAGATAACTTTACAGGTCACGGTATTGGTGATGTAGGTAATTTAGATTACAAGTGTTCTATGGATATGGCAAATGGTCAAGTTAGACCGACATTTAAAGAGGACGCAGTAAAACTAATTGAAACAGATGATAAAGGATTTGCTGATGGTTCTTTGATTACTGAACAAGATAGAGTATCTTCTTTCTATCAAAAAACTGGAGATATTATTACACTACCATACTCTGAAGCAACTCTTGTTGACCAACCTTTTGCAAGTAAATTTATTAACGTTAACCCATTCAACGTATTTACTTGGATAGGTTCAATTGACCTTGACCCACCAGGTGATGAGTGGAAAGAAACAGAAAGAGCACCAGATTTATTAGTTAACCAAAATGGTGCCTTTGATACAATGGTTCAAAATTTAGGTAATCCTAATCTACAACAGGTAGAAATGGGAACGGTTTGGAATGAATGGCAAGATATGTGGGCAGGACAACCAGTAGAGGGTGCTAGAAGAAATATTGGTGGCCAAATTAGAGAACAAGCATTTGTTAGAGGTGCTCCAAGAAGAGTATTACAAAGACAAGAGATTACAACTATACAACAAGTCAATCAAACTAGAACAGGTATTAGAAGTGTTTTAGTTCCTCAAGTTGTTAGAAATTCATTAGGCGATAGAGTTATTAACGTTGCATTTATTCCTTTCATTAGAAGTAGAACGGTTAACTTTACAGGAAAAAGATTTAAACCTAATACAAGATTATTTGCTTTCTTTGATGAACAAGACATTAACCAATACATTACTCCTACAGGTGGTGCATTAGGTGGAAATATTATATCAAATGCTCAAGGTGAAGTATCAGGTACTTTTGCAATACCTGACCCAACGATAGATTCAAATCCAAGATGGCGAACAGGTACAAGAACGTTTAGATTATCAGCTTCATCAACAGATGACAGAAATTCACAAATTAGTACAGCTGGTGAAGAAGATTACACAGCAAGAGGTACTTTAGATACGGTACAAGAAACTATTGTATCTACTAGAGAGCCAAGACTTGTTAGAACAAACGTAAGTGAAACTAGAAACATTGCAAGAACATCAACACGAACAGCTACAACACAGGTAGGTTGGTGGGATCCTCTTGCTCAAACATTCTTGGTTGATGACCCAGGAGGAGTTTTTATAACTTCACTTGATTTATATTTTCAATCAAAAGACGCAGATATTCCTATAACTCTACAAATAAGAGAAGTGGTAAATGGTTATCCATCAACTACAATTTTACCTTTTGGTGAGGTAACACTAAACCCTAGTTCAGTAAATACTAGTGCTGATAGTTCAGTTGCTACAACCTTTACTTTCCCTAGTCCAATTTATATTCAAGAAAACGTTGAATATTCTTTTGTAGTATTAGCTAACTCGCAAGATTACAATGCTTGGGTTGCTAGAATTGGTGAAAATCAAATTAATTCAAATAGAACAATATCTCAACAACCTTATGCTGGTGTTATGTTCAAATCACAAAACGGTTCTACTTGGACTGCTGAACAAAATGAAGATATTAAATTTAAAATTAAACGTGCAGAGTTTGATATTGCAAACACAGGTAAGTTAACTTTAGGTAATGATACTTTACCAACAAGAACATTAAAAAATAATTCTTTAAGAACAACAAATGGTTCAAAAACAATTAGAGTTTCACATCCTAACCACGGTATGCACGGAACAACTAACAGAGTAATTATATCTGGAGTGCCTTCAGGTACTTACAATGGTTTAGCGAGTGATGATATTAACGGAACATATAACTCAATTTCAAATATAACTCTTGATAGTTATGAAGTTGAATCACCAAGTTCTACAAATGCAACATCAACAGGTGATATTGGTGGTACTGCTATAGAAGCAACACAAAACAGAGCATACGATTTATTGAATTTAAGTATTCAAACAATGACATTACCTGAAACAGGCATTTCATATGCATTAAGACCTACAACTGGTAAATCAGTTCACGGTTCAGAAACAGAATTTACAAGAACAACGTCAGCTAATCAATTTTCTGTAATTGCAAATGATAATATTTACTTTACATCACCTAATTATGTTTTATCACAAACAAATGAATTAGGTAAAATTAGTGGTAATAAATCATTAATTACTCAATTAAGTTTAACTTCAAGTAATACAAAATTATCTCCTGTTGTTGACTTAGCTAGGACAAGTGCATTTACCGTACAAAACAGATTAAATAGTCCAACAGCACTAAATCATCCTAATTTTGTTGCAGATACAGAACCATCAGGTTCATCTTCAGCTGCTATCTATTGTACAAGACCAATATCTTTAGAAAATTTATCTACATCACTTGACGTTAGATTGACTCAAGTTGTTAGAGGTTCTTCCGAAGTTGAGGTTTATTTCAGAGTATCTGGTGGTGAAGAAACAAGAAAACTTGATGACTTAAACTGGATTCCATTTAACGTAAGTGGAGAAGAAGATTCACCAGTTGCTAAATCTGAAAATAGTGGTGATTTCAAAGAATACAAATATAGTCAATCAAGTATATCAGAGTTTAACTCTTTCCAAATTAAAATAGTTATGAAAGGAACGAATTCATCATATCCACCAAAAATTAGTGATATGAGAGCAATTGCGTTGGCAGTATAATGAGCTATAAATTAAAAGTTGAAGGACATACAAGTTTAGTAAGAGACGCACATAGTAAAGCGATTGTAAATACTAACGTTAGTGAATATCAACTTTATATGGCAAGAAGAGAATCAAGAAAGAGTCAAGCTGACCAGATTAAGAGTGCTTGTAGAGAAATAAATACTTTAAAGACTGAATTAAAAGAAATTAAAAATTTAATTACGGAATTGGTTAAAAAATAATGGCAATAAGACAAATTAATCCTACTGATAGTTTAGAGACTTTAAGAAGTCAATTTAATACATTGGCTGCTCAAGACTTTGGTGATATTGCAAACCTAGATAGTTCAATATCATCTACAAGTATTGTAGGCGCTATGAATGAATTGATTACTTTCGTATCGGCCGCTGAAGGTTTTTTTGTTGTTGACTCAACTTCTACAAGACAACTAGTTGGTGGTGGTCAAGAATTAACTTTTTTAGGAACAGCAAATGAGACAACCGTTCAAGTACAACCTACTGATACGGTTCTTATAGGTTTACCAGCTGACGTACAAATTTCAAGTTCATTACAAGTTGGTGGTAATATTAGTACATCAAATAATGGTAATTTAACCCTTTCAGGTAAATTGGTTACAAATGAAATTGATGACGCAAGTGGTGGTACCGTTTCTATTACAGCCGCAATTAACGTAAGTGGTGACGCAACATTAGGTTCAATCAATATTTCAGGAAATGTAATTCAATCAGCTAATTCAAATACGGTAACTATTAGTGATAACTTATCAATTAGTGGTACAAATAAAATTACCGTAAACGGCACAGAATTAGGTGGTACAAGCGGAGATATTAATACACTATCAGGTGAAACTTCTTTTGGTTCATCAATTAGATTAGCACCTAACAAACTATTAATTTTTGAAGGTGCAACAGATGACGCAAATGAATTAGCAATCACGGTAACTGACCCTACAGCAGACAGAGTTGTAAACTTTCCAGACGCAGGAGGTGAAGTTATGTTAACAGGTGCAACTGGTCAAGTAGGCACAACAAACTTAGCAGACGGTTCGGTAACGGCCGCTAAACTAAATAATAGTACAAGTTTGGTATTATACAATAGTTCAGGTGTTGCATTGAAAACTTTGTATGGTGCAGGTGCTTAATGGAGATATATAATGGCAGTAGTAAGACCAGTTTACTTAAATAATGGAAACGTCCAGCAAATGGACGACACAATGTTTGGTCTATTAAAAGACGTATTCAGACATCAATTTCAACAAGCAAGTCCAATATCATTATCAGTAGTATCTTCAGGTGGTACTCTTTCAGGATTACCTATTACAGATACTAGAATGATATCCGGTACACAGGCAAATAATAATTCAAGATTTCCTACTGAATCAGAAACAGGTGAACCAACTGCTATTTCAGTAAGTTATTCACGTTTAAATCAAACCGTAGATACAGCACCAACATTAACAACAGATGATGGTAAAAGATATTTTTCTTATATTGATGATAACAATGATATAAGAGCTATGACACACGGAGATATGTTAGATACATTAGTTAGACCAGTTATAGATGAATTAGTTTTAGGTTCTAATACAAGCACTCAAGCAGGAACATATTTTATAGATACTACATCATCACTAGGTGCAAATCAACAATTAGTTTCATCAACACCAATTTTTGTAGATACTAGAGCGGATTTATCTCAATATGTAGCGTCAGCTATACCATCTGCTACAAATGCTACACTAGATTTAAACCAAACAATTACAAATTATTATCTAAAGAAAAATACAATGTCAACACCTAGTCTTTCTGTATTGCCATTATTTTTAAGAGGTGATAATGATATACAAGAATTCACATCAGCTAATGTAGTTAATATTGCAAACGAATTAATGAAAATTGAAACTATTAATAGTACAGGTGGTTATAAAATTAGATATAATATAGGTGGCACAGGTGCAAATAAAGGTTCAGGTATGTCAGATACTAGATTAACAGGTGGCACAGGTAATTACACACAAAGGTTTGTTCACGGTGATGATTACAGAGCTCAAGAATTTCCTGATGGAACAGCAACAACAATTAACTCTTACTTTTTGAAGATACAGAAAACATCTTAATTATGAAACACAATGAATATATTATTAACAGGTAGTGATGGCTTCATAGGTCAAAACCTACATACACATTTAAAAAAACTTAATCACAACGTAATTCAATTAGATATAAAATCTGGTAATGATTTAATGGATTGTCCGTTAAATTATCACGTAGAGTTAGTAATACATTTAGCCGGACTATCAGGCGTTAGAGATAGTATGAATAATCCTACTGATTATTGGAAACAAAATGTAATTGTTAGTCAAAGATTATTTGATTTCTTTAAAGATACTAAAATATTATATGCAAGTTCTTCAACAGCGTATGAGCCTTGGCGTAATCCCTATGCTATGAGTAAATATGGTATAGAACAAATAGCACCTGAAAATAGTTTAGGTATGAGATTTACAACCGTTTACGGACCTAATGCAAAACCTAATATGTTGATACCTAAAATTTTAAAAAATGATGTACAATATATTAATACAAATCATAAGAGAGATTTTATTCACGTCAATGATGTAATGGACGCCATAGACATATTAATGTTAAATGACGTAAAAGGAGTAATTGATATAGGTACAGGTCATAGTCATAACTTGGTAGATATTATTGATTACTTTAAAATAGATTGTGATAAAAAACTAGGTGGTGAAAATGAGAGACTAGATAATCAAGCTGATTTAAATACACTAAATAGTCTTGGGTGGAAACCTAAAGTGAATTTATATAACTACATAAAGGAAATGAGAAATGTTAACTGAAGTAAATTTAAAAGAACACTTGATTAAAGCATACTTTGTAAATGAAGAAAGAACCATCATAGAAGTATTATATACTTCAAATGATTTCAAAGAAACTCATAGTGCAATCATAGAATACGACACAAAACATCCTGATTGTAAGGCATTATTAGAAGTAATGAATCTAGATGACCTACACGAGTCAACTTATCAACAGAAAAAGGATGAACGTGAAATATTTGAAGAAGAGGCCATAAAGATTGCAAAGAAGAGTGGTATGGTCTTTGATATGAATAAACTTGATACTAAATTTTATCCTACTATGGTCAAAGCTATTTTTGAAGAAACAGATAATGAAGACCATCTTTTTGCATTAAAATTAGCATTGTTTGAAGTTAATAAGATAAGAGATTCTAAAAATGAAGAGTTAAAGAAAAAGTTAAGACAATCTAAAACAAAAACAGATTGTTTGTTAAATGCTTTAACTATTGTTCAAGAAAGTAATTAGACCACCAACCAGTCCAACCTTTTTCCATAAGGTGTTGCATTTGCCCTAGAGTTACCATACTAGCGTTTTCAGGCTTTCTATGAGGGTTGTCTTTTATAGAAGGACAAAATTTGCCAAACGTTTGATATTTTATTTCACGATAATAAAACTCATCACTACCTTTATTGTATTTTTCAAGATAAAATTTATCGTTCTCTTTAAATTTTTTCCATATGTGAGATACATCACCTGTCCAAGATACAACAGACGAGTTTAAAGGTGTATGTGCTGGCTCTCTCCACCAACTATCATCTAATAATGTAAAATGATGTCTTCTTAAATCAGGCAACTTATCAAAGATGACCATATCTAAATCAAAATATAAATTTTGGCCGTCTTTGTATATCTCATACATTTGAAGTTTATTATACCAATTACCATACAAATCGGAAGACACAACAACAAACTCATCATACTTGATACCAGAATAGGTATCAATCATATGTTTCAGATTTTTGACGTGCCAATTGGTGTAGTAATCACCAAACTTACAACATATTATTCTCATTTAATTTCAGTAACCTTAATGTTTCTATTTCTAAATGAATTAATTTTAAACTCTGCTTTGTCAGGTATTATATGAGTATTACCATATGGGTCTTGTAATGATTTTCCAGCATTTTCTTTTATATCTACAATCTTTGCTTTTCTCATTTTCATACCACCTTTAATCTGACTAGGACTAATTTCTTGGTCTGTTAAACTTATTTTACTACCATTAGCTGCGCCTATCATTATTTCAGTTTCTTCGGACTCCCAACGTTCTAATTTTTCATTAGGATGACCTATACCAATACCATATGCTAATTTCTTTTTACCTGCTTTTACATCTTCAAGTATATCCAATTTCTTTTCCCAAAAATCATTGCCATCTAAATCATTCATATTTTTATTACAACCAGTTAAAAATCCCATTTTAGCGGCTGCTCTCATAACTAAAGCCATTGACATACCGATACTAATATAAGCATTGTGCCATCTTTCAGGATGTGTGTTTAGTTTTAATGTACCATCAGCATTAGCATTTAATTGTGATGATGGTTCTTTTGCAACATAAATTATATAAATGTTGGCATTTGCCTGTGAGTTTCTCCAGTTTGATGGTGGTTCTCTTCTATGAGTATTGCCCCAAGTATATCTTGAAAGTTCTTGTATTACTTTTCTATCAGCAGTCCAATATATGTCATAGTATCCTTCGTGTTGTTTACTAGGAGAGTTTTCAGCAATATATAAAAGTTCTTCTACCATTTCTCTATAAGTAGGATGTTTCATATCAAATTTAGTATAGTCCCAATTTCTTTGACATTTTTGTATCTTTGATAGGACTTCTCTTTCTTTGTCCCAATCATAGAACATACCTAATATTCTTTTAGCTCTCTCTTCTCTTTCACTCATTCCAATTATCCTTTATAAATTGTTCATTACTTTGATGTATAGTTTTGCCAGGTCCGGCAAAATTTACAACTTTAAGATATTTATGAGTATCTCCCATTATCATATAATCAGTTTTGAATTTATCACAATACATTTTTTGTATATCTAAATTTTTCTTATAATCATAATTATATAAACCTAGCCATTTACCAGGAATAGTGGTAACTTCTATATCTTTATCTAACATACATTGATATACAAAATTTTGTTCACCATAATATTTTTTATGAACAATACCTTGATTATAATAAAATAATTGCCAGTATTCAGGATTTTCAATAAATCTATCCCATACAAATTTTAATCTACCTGATTTAAATTTATAAAAACTACCATTGATTTTTAAATTCTTATCCCACCAAGAATCATAACTAATAAGTTCATTAGAGTGTACAGGATAATTTAATAACTTTTCTACATCACCTACAATAACTTGGTCAATATCCATAATTATTATATCATCATCTGGTTCTTGATATGCAAAATTAGGACTAAAAAATTTTAACTTATGCCAATGTTTTTTAATTGAGTTATGTTTTAGAGGTAATACTAAATCAGCCTCAACGTCTGTATCACTTAAACATATAAACTCAAAAGGTACCTTACTATTTCTTTTTAAACTTCTATATAATTTACTTACATAGTCTGGCGTATAAATGCCATCAAAATATACGGTACATATTTTAAGCATTTACATTTCTCCAAACTATATCAAATTTTTTATTAATAGTGTGTATAAATTTTGTATCTTTAGGTATAAACAACCAATTATCAAAGAAGTAATGCCATTTATCATCTAGCCATTGTACTGGTACATCATTTTGTTTTAATTTAACACCAAACAAAGTTTCATTATCATAACCAAAATAATCTACAATCTTTTTAGGAAAGACAGACGTATCAAACTTTAATTGTGTCATCTTAATCATATCCTGGTCAAAAGTATTAAAGTATGCTAATTTATATAAGTTTGATTTATTAATACCTATAATGCCTGTATTGATTACATCATTTTCTGTTTTCATACCCATATCTAACAACATTGCTTGAGTGTTATAATACTTTGACGTAGGACTTCTAATTGTTTGTGTCTTCTCTGTTATCTGACTCATTCTTAATACTTTGTCATTATTATTTAAGACGGCCACACCTTTTGATAAATCCCACACCTCAAAAAAGTTTTCTTTTGTATTAGGTACTACATCAAAGTCAAGATATAATATCTCATCATACTCTGCTGAAAACTTATATAACAAGTATATTTTGTAAAAGTTTATAATATTATAAGTGGTAAGAAAAGGATATTTACTTTTCATTTCATCATAATAGTCTTTATATTTTTCCACCATAATAAAATCAACACCAATACTATTTGCGTAATGTCTTTTACAATCAATTAATTTTTTGTAATTATCATTCATTTGTTTTTTGGTGTTTAAGTTTGTTTCAACATTATCTACAAACTGGTCGTCTGGCACCTCAACATATAAACTAAAGATAAGCCTATTCATATTTACCTACTAGAAGAAATCTAGTACCTCTTTCATCCATAATTTTATCTTCTACCATAACCTTTGCATTTTCAGGCAATTGATATTTAAATTCTTCAATAGAAGATACACAATTAATATGTCCTTCAATATCGTACATATTGTTAGATTGATAAGCAAAGTAAGCACCTTTTATTCTTTCAGACCAAGGATTTTTATATTCAGGTGCAGGTCCCCATTGTTTCATAGACTTCATATGTTCGCAAGAAGTATTGATAAACAAGTTTGCTGTTTTATATTGGTCTCTAAATTTATCAAATACATCACCTGTTATAAACTCTACATTTTTATAATGGTCAAACAATCTATTCTTAGCAATGCCAATAACATCTTTATCTTTATCAATCAAAGTTATTTTATCAACATACTTAAATGCAGGTATTAATATTGTACCATACCAGCCACCAAATATAACTATCTCACTATTTTGGTCAACTAATTGCAAGTTCTCAACGTGCTTAATTAAAACTTCTTTAGACCTATATTGATTAGGACTTACTGAATCTAATAAGTCTTTATTATGTCTGGCCTCTGCCATTATTTTTTTAAATAAAGTTAAATCCATTCTACAATCTCATCTACTTCAGGTTTTATATCCATACCATCTGGTACTTCGTGTTTTTTTAACCAATGTTGGCGATATTGTTCAGCATAACCTATTGACATAATAACGTGTACTTTTGCTAATTGATTTTCTTTATCATACCAAAGATATGGTGTATCTTTCCATTTGCCTTCATTTTTAGGAAAACAAGCCGTGTATGATACGTCAATATTGTTTTCTATACACAAAGCAGTTAAATTACTAGCAAATAATCCTACTTCAAAACTGGTACTTTCGGCAATTTTCATAACCTCATCTATTTCGCATTGTTCAGCAAAGTGCCCTTTCTCTTTTACCATTTTTTGATAATACTCATTTGGTTTATCACACACTCTTGAGCTGAATATAATTAAGTGAGAATTATGTCTAACGTGTTTATAACTAGGGTTTATTGTAAATTTATAATCTTCTTTCATTTTAGGATTATTTTTAGTATCGTAAGTCATACCTCTATCATCATAATATTTGTGATTTTCTACAACCTTATCATATATAATATTTTTTTGTTCCTGTTTAAAAGGTCCTAATACACTAACTTTATAAGGCATAAAATTATTTTTTGACGGTGATATTTTCCACGCTTGTTTTAATAATTCAGCAACTAGTTTATCAGATATAGTTTCTGGTTTATATTTAATAACGTGATGTCTTTTTTCTAATGTATCGTATATACTCATTTTTTTACCACTTTATCATTTATAACTAAAATATCTAATGCAGTTTTTCTAAAAGTTCTTATAGCCTGTTGTGGTGTTTCTACAATAGGTTCTTGACAATTAAAACTAGTATTCAATAACATTGGTATACCTGTTATTTTATAAAACTCATTTATAATATTGTAAAACTTTTCATTAAACTCTTTGTTGACCGTTTGTATTCTTGCAGTACCATCAACGTGAGTTATGCCTGGTACTTTATCTGACTTAACTTTACATATACGAGACATAAAAGGACTAGGTTGATTTGTGTCAAAATATTCTTTATAGTGTTCTTCTAATACAGCTGGTGCAAAAGGTCTAAAGTCTTCTCTGTTTTTAATTGTTGCATTAATAATATTTTTAATATCAGGATTACGTGGGTCAGCCAATATACTTCTATTACCTAATGCACGATTACCACTTTCTGAACGACCTTGATACCAACCAACTATCTTGCCATCAGCAATAGATTGTGCTATATCTTTATAATTAACATCTTCTCCGTATGTGTGTGGGTATGCGTGACCACTAAAAGTTTCTGATTTGTGTTTGTAATTATTAACATTTACATTAGCGTGTTGATAAACACCTATTGCTTGGCCTTCATCACCTACAGCAGGTGGTACATATACATTTTTATAATGTTTAGTAAACTCTTCATTCATATATCCGTTGTATGCAACACCACCAGCAATACATAAATTATCGCAAGTCTTTAATGGATAGATATGTTCTTTTATTTTATCTAAAGTAAATTTTTGTAAAGTAAATGCTAATGCTTCTTTACCAAATTTATCAATATTAATCATATTGTGTATATCATAATTTTTTTCTTTTATTTCACCTGATACAATTGTTTCAAATACATCATAGTAATATTGATTGTAATTGCCATAACCAACAAGACCCATAAGTTTACTTGCACCTAGTGACCCGAATCCTGTAAGTTTAGACATTTGATTCCATAACCAACCAATCGGTAATTCTTTTGATAAGTCTTTTATATTTTCATCTTTATCAACAAAGATACATCTAAACTTAGCACCAATACCGTCAATGGCAAGTATATCTGATTTATCAAAACCAGAGTTTATAAGTGCGTAAGTGGCGTGAGATTGGTGGTGGTCACAATAATAAACATCATCTTTTAATACAAAGTCAAATAATTTTTTAGGTACAAAGTCTAATACTTCTTTATCAATAAGTTCTTTACACATTCTAATACCACCCATAGTATAAGAAAATGCTAGTATGCCTGATTCTGGCTTATGAAAATAATCTTTAACAAACTCATTGTTTAATTTGTAATCATTTGTATTTAAAATATCTGATTGATGAGCATATGCGTCAGCGTGATATGGTAAATTATGTTTAAATCTAGTATATCTTTCCATTTGTCTATGTATTTTTCCGTCATAAACATTTTGGTCGTGTAAATTTAAAGCAACAGCGTATATATTATGCATTTAAAACCCTCGCATATTTTCTAAAAGGAAAATGTCCTTTTGGTGATACCCATTCAGTACAAGTTTTACAATAGTTTTCATATTTAAATAATTGCCAGTTCATCATCTTATCTATATTCTCTTGCGTTAAGTCAAACGTTTTAGATAGTTCTTTGTTATTTGCAAACTTCTTACTACAATGTACAATATGTTTCTTTTCAAAATCTATCACAGGCACCTGTGGAAAAGCTGCACACATTTTTCTATCTATCTCTTCAGCCTGTATAACGTCTGTAAATTCTGGTGACCTGCCGTTAAATGCTTTCCACATTGTATTTTTATGATTCAATTTTTCTAATACTTCAGGATACTTATCTTTGTATTTAAAGTAATTTGGTGTTCTAACAACTACATTAAAATTATTGTTATCATTTTCTGGTATGTAATCAAAGTTGCCTAGTTTTTTAACTTCATCATCATACCAATCTAATATGTTATGTTCAACATACAATATATCTTTGTCTTCTAAAATATGAGGGTATCTTTTACGTATAAAAGAATTAGATAATACTGAACATACAAAGTTTGGATACTTCTTAATTTCAGTAATAACTTCATCTAAATTTTTAATTAGGCCTGGCTCACCACCTAGTAGATTAATTCTTACCTTATAATCTTTTAGGAAATCTAATGTTTGTTTTAAGAATTGCATATCAACGGTAAGATTACGCATTTCTAAAGTATAACTTGTACAATAATGGCAATTCTTATTACACGACATTGATAGAAAGAAATCAATTGCTCTATAATTATCTTGTATCTCTTTAAATGTTTTCATAGTTTATCATATCAAAAAAGAATTTGTTAAATGCTATCTTTAACTTATCTTTTGGCTTATCGTTTAACATAACAGACATATCAACCCATTCAGGCATTTGATAAGTCTTCTCAATTAAATAGTGGTAAATATCTTCAACATCTTTATTAACTAAGCTTTCGTCAAACATATTATCACCTAAAACTTCATTCATAATCTTACATAATTCAATAGGACATTTTTTAGTTATATCAGACATATTGCCTTGTTTATCAACATAACTAAATTGAGTAAGTGATTTATTGTGTTCTATCATATTAATAGTAAGATAGTATTAATTACTTTATCTTGTTCCTCTTTTTTCATAAACGGATGTAAAGGTAGAGTAAGTATTGTATCACATACAATCTGACTTATAAAACTTGTATCTTTTTTGTGTTCTATATTTTCATACATCTTATTTGCAGAGATAGGTTTATCATAATGTATTTGACCAACCTTAGCTTTCACTCTATCTCTTACTTCTTTGTTTTGAAATCTAACTACATATTTGTGATAGTTATGATTTAATTCTGGTGGATTAGGTTGAACGGTCACATATTCTTGTAATTGCTCATCATAGTATTTGGCCAATTCTTGTCTTTTACTAATATAGTATTTTAATTTATTTAATCTAAAATTAATTACTTCAGCATTAAACAATAACATTTTAGAATTATATCCTAATTGTTTGCCTTCACCGTGTTTTCTTAATCTCTTAAATATATCAGTATCGCCATCTGTTAAGATAGCTCCACCACCAGCGATACCTGATACAACCTTATTTGCATTAAAACTTAATGTAGATAAATCGCCTATTGTTCCAGCCTTAATACTATTATAACTGGAACCTAGAGATTGGCAAGCGTCTTCAATAAAATGTATATTTTTTGCTTGACAAAATTCTTGAATCTTGCTAGTATCTGACATATTGCCAAATAGGTGTGGATATATGATTGCTTTTGTTTTGTCTGTACACATATCTTCAATACTTTCTATTGACATATGATAAGATAGTATATTAATATCACAGAATATAGGTGTAGCGCCGGTCATTGATATAACACTTGCAGTTGATATCCAAGAGAAGTTAGTTGTTAATACTTCATCACCTTTACCAATACCTAAACTTAATAGTGAAAAGAATAAAGCGTCTGTACCACTATTACAAACAACAGCCTTTCTACCAAACATATTAGATAAGTTATTTTCAAGAAACTCTATATTAGACTCTTGATTTTTTCTCATAGACTTATCAAATAGTTCTTGATATTCTTTTGTAAAGATTTCGTATTCTTTATCCCAACCGTGCATATATAAACTCCGCTATTTTTTCTTGACCTAATTTATTTGGATGACTATCAATATTTGAAATTATTGTATCATCTTCTATTCTAATTAATTCTTTTTGAATACTATAACCACCCATTTCTTTAGATATAGGCCAACCTATAAATTTTTTTGTATTAATTACACTTTCATAACTATCAATTATTTTTATAATTTTTTTATTATCTTTTTTTTCGTCACCTGGATATGTGTGTCTAAAACCTTGTAAATAACCTGGTTCTAATTCTCTAGGTCTTAATCCTGATAACCAATCTTGATACGGCGCTAACATTTGCATATGTAAATAATTTAAATTATATTTCTCACACAATATTTGAAAACTAACATAATTGTCTAATGTTTTTTTCATCCAACTAAAAACATCACCATTAGGGTCTATTCTAGCATTTGTCCAACGACCTAAATTGCCTTCTTGATAATCTTTTCTATTACATTGTGTCCAGGCAGGTATAACCAACCCTATATTAGAGGTATCGTTTCTAGTAATGTAATATAAAAGTGAGCGATAGATATATTCATTACCAGCACCAGATTTGCCAAGATTGACACAATCCATATTTAATTTTTTTGCTAGTAATTCTGGCCATTTAGGCCAAGAACAATCCATATCAGGATGTAATTCACTATAAAAATCTTTTTCTGTATTACTACAACCACTTACTAATAATATCTTTTTCATTATATACTCTTAATTAAATCTACCAATACTTTTGCGTTCTCTTTGTACATTTCTTTTGTAGGCACAGGTCGTTTCATATAAACAGGACCGCCATCTTTTATATTCTTATCTCTTAAATATTCAATATTTTTACCTAGCCATTTACATTCTTGTATAAGTCTTGGCGCTGGGTCATAATAGTTCTTTGTATAAACATAAGTGTTAAAAAGACCTAATAAGTTATGAACAGGCGCAATTATATTATTGTAATCCATTATAGTATAATCCTCGTCATATGTCAATATTCCGTGTGATTTGAAACAATTAGGACACTCTTTTATCCATCTATCTATCTCTTTATAATACACGTTATTTGTGCCTAAAAATAGATACTCAAATTGTACGTCATTTTTTACTGGTTTATACTCTTCAAAATTAATCATTTTTTCATATTGAGTACCAACACCGTTAGGGTAAACGTCATAATCGCATAAGTCATAAACTTCTTTCGGATTATAATGTTCTAAAGCTAATGGATATTCTTTGACGTGGTTTTCTGAATATACAGATATAAGTTTACCACTAAACAATAAATGCAAAGATAATAGTTGGTCGTTTGTATAATCTTTCTTATTAATATATGATAAAGTCAACATACTTCTACCCATTATCAAAGTAATGTCTTTCATAGATGGTGTAAATGAATTAAAGACCACATTTTTATAGGTCTTGTATTTTTCATTTATTGCGTCTATGTAATTTTGTATTGTAAAGTTGTGATGTGTAATAATTACCACTTGGCTTTTAATGCCAATAGAGTTTAAATAACAACAATGCTCATAACTATAACAAAGCAATCCATCACCAGGTTTACTGGTACATACTATATTAATCATCCTCCTATTTATATAAATATTAGGATGGTTGTTAATGAAGTGAAAAGTCTGTTTAAAGGCACAGATGATAAACAAAAAGATTTTGGTTGGTATGAATTTACACTTGAAGAGTTGGGATTGCCGTCAGCTAATAAAATCTTGAAAGGTGTTAAAGAAATAGAATCTAAAGTTGGACTATTCAACTGGAGAACAAAACACCACACTCACGAAAAATATAAAGGTTTTGGATTAACTTATAATCCTAATTTCTTTGACAAAAACGAAAGTAGATATAGTCAAGTATGGGGCTCGCCTTTACTAGAACAATATTATGGTGCAGAAAAAGGCACAGGCGACCATACTCAAATGAAAGATACTTATTATGATACTTTTGGATTTTGTAAGATAGATGAAACAATACAAGAACATCTAGGATTTTTTTTAAATAGATTTAGTTTTCCAATATCAAGAAGTAGAGTAGCGTATATTTTTGGTTATGGCGAAGAGCCAAATAAAGACAAGGGTTGGCACGTTGACGAGCCTACTTGCCAATTGTTAAGAATTAATATACCATTGCAAACAAGTGATGAATATATTATGGAATGGTCAGATAAACAATATAAATTAGAAATTGGTAAAGTATATTTGTGGAATACTAGGATGCCACATAGACCAACAATGATTAAAAAAGTTGAGACGAAAGAACCTAGAATTAATGTGGTATTAGGAATTACTCCTTGGTTGGATTTGAATCACAACACCTGTGAGTATACCAGAAATAAATTATTTGGCAAGCCTGTAAATGAGATAGTGAAAGAAAAGTTATTTGTAAAATGAACATAACTAGAGAAAAAGTTTTTACAGATTTAGTCTGTGTTGAAAAGGTAGGAAAACTATCTGCTGAAGAACAATTAAAGTTAGCAGAAACAATAGGTAAAGTAGAAAAGCCTGACCTTAATAATCCTAGACATAAAGAATTATTTGATAAATGGGGTGGTGTACCAGGTGTAGTAAAGGTTACAGAGGGTGGATTATTTGGCCATAAAGAAGTTTTAGATTGGCACGCTAATAAACCTAGTGAAGAAAATAGATGTTCAATAGTTTGGATATATGCAGTAAAAGGAAGTAAAGGTAGTATTACAAGTTGGATTGATAATAAAAAAGCATATGAAGATTTACCAGATGAAATAAAAGCACATTGTCATAATGTAAGATTTACCTGTGGTTTTAAAAAGGGTGGTTATACAGATGACCCCACATTTAAAGAACACCACAATAAAGATAATGTTCATAGATTAGTTTATACAAATGAATATGGTCAAAAAGGATTATACTTTCCTTTTTTACAAATAATTGAAGGTATACCAGATGAGTTATTTAATTATTTAAAGAAACATATTTTACAAGATAAGTATAGATACGACCATCATTGGCAAGACGGAGATTTAGTTGTAAGTGAACAATGGCTAACAATACATAAAAGACACGCCTTTGATAAAATGAACGAAAGACTAATGAATAGAATAGCAATAAGATGAAACCAGAAAACAACACATACCCTATATTAAGTGTACAGACAACGTATCAATGTAATATGGCCTGTGCTAATTGTTATCTAGGTGATATGTTAAATAATCCAAAATTTCCGGATGTGGATGTAAAGAAGTTTGAAGATGTAATTAAAAGATTGCCAAATAAAACACATATAAGATTTATTGGTGCAGAGCCGACTTTAAATGAAAATTTATTTGATTTAATAAAGATTACTAAAAAGTATAATCACAGGCCAAATATGTTGACCAATGGATTAAAATTGGCAGATGAGTATTATGTTAAAGGTCTTAAAGAATCTGGTATGACTTGGATTGGATTAAGTATGAATGGTGGTTTAGATGATGAAGTATATAAAAGATTTGATAATGGCAAATATGCAAAACTAAAGATGAGAGCTTTAGAAAATTGTATTAAGAATAATTTAGTGCCTCACATAAACGTTATTATAGACCCCTCTAATGTTCATATATTAGAACCATTAATATCTCATATAATTAAACTATGTGAAAAACATAATAGAAAAATAGGACCTCATTTTCCTATAATGTTAAGAGTTAAATCAATAGGTAAAATGGGAAACTTTTTAGATAGTCATACATTTACAATATATGAAATGATTAGTATTATGAAAAATTTAGTAGGCGATATAGTGCCTAATTTTACTATTGATGGTGTAAAAGAAACTAATACTTGTACCTTTGAATTTAAAACCTCTATGGGCAAGATGTATGGTAAAATAACTGATTGGTCAGTAGATGATGACGGTCTACCATTGACAAATAGTAAAAGAAGAGGTATAATAACAGACAATTATCAAATAGAACCATTTTTTGATTATTACGGAAAAATAGATGAAACACAACACCCTAGATTGGAACAACCGAAGCGTTTACCCATTGCTACAAAACGAAGTGGACTTGACGGTACTAGAAAACGTACCTTGTAGCCAAGTAGAAATTTGGAATTTTTTAGAGAACGCATTTAGACCGGCGCCACAGGATCCTTTTGACCAAATGTTTGTCAATATAGTAAGTGATGAACGAGCATTAGCAAAAGAAAATTTAAAAGGCAATACTGAATTAGAATGGCACATAGATAAAGGTTATTCAGAAAATCCACCAGAGTATGTTGCTTTATATTCAGTTGACATAGATGAAAATGCTGGTAATACTTTATTTGTATCAAGTAGAATACTTGAAGAAATACCTGATTATTATAGAAAACATAAAGACGATAAAGTTCAGTTTGATATGAACAGATTTATACACGATAAAGAATATGGCTATCATTTTAGAAGTGAGGCAGAGAGAAGATGGTTTAGAAGAAAGTATAGAAATGTTGAACACGAATTAGTACAAGGCGATAAAGAGGGTGTGTACTTATATTATTGTGAAGCATATAATGACTTACCTGAAATGCAAATGATTAAGGATAAGTTGTATGACCCTAATAGAATTCATAGACACAAATGGCAAAAAGGTCAACTATTAATTTATAATAATAAAGCAACCAATCACAAAAGAGAAAATGGTGGTAGTAAGAGGCATTTATGGAAGATTGCATTGTACGAGAGATAAAAGAGTTTAATAAATTATCAGGACTTTTTATATTAGCAAGTTCTTTACCACACGAAAACTCTAAAAATTACACAATTGAAAATATGCAAAAAAGATGGTCAAACTATCTTATGTTTAATGTATTAGAATATAAAGGTATGCCAATTAGTTTTAGTGGTGTATATAAGTATAGTGATAATTTAGTTAGAGTAGTAGATAGATTATTTACAATGCCTGAATATAGACAAAGGTTTATGACAAAAGGTATTACAGAAAAGATTAGACCAGCTGCCGATTATTTTATACCTTATCAAACTAAATGGGCAAAGGCAAGAGGTTTTGATTGTTTCTTTTCAATACAAACGTCAAAGAAACGAAACTCATTAAAACGATTAACTAAATTAATTGATGATGATTTAGGATATAGGATGTTACCTGGATTATATCAAACTAGTTCTAACTCTATTACAGGTTGGCAAAACGTATCTGCCACCAATGATAATATTAAGTTACCTAATAAGTCTATACACTAGGCTCAGATTCAGATTCAACATAAGATTCTGATAAACTCTCATTAACTATAAAGTCAGATTTTGTAGTTGTAAATTCATCTTGACCATCACAAAAACTTTTAAACGTGTCATAAGTTTCTTTTGTGTCAAAACCAATCTTGACTTTTTGAGTTAAAGTGTCTTCACTATAATGTATTGAATAATGAGTTATTTTACCAGCCTCTTCTAATTCTACAATTTTAGAACCTATAGCGGACAAAGTTTTTACTTCTCCTACGGTTCTTCTAATATAGAATTCTTTATCTAAATTTGGTCTAGTATATGTATTGAGTACCCAATATGCCATAATTTTTCTCCTATTATAGCTTTATTTATAATATAAATATAAGTAATAGAAGGAGAATTGAAATGATTACAATTGATGGTAAAGAATATGACGAGACTAAATTTAGTCCCGATTTACAGAATTGTTTGGTAGTAAGACAAGAAATTCAAGTTAACAAGACTAGACACACACTAGAAATTGAAAAGATTGATGTACTAACTGACTATTACAATAAGAAAATCGTAGAATTACTTAAAAACGAGACAGAGAAAAAATAGATGGCCGCTATAGCTAATTTACAAATAGACCAAGGCGCTTCTTTTACTTCGGATGTGACGGTAAAAGACGCAAATGGTAACCCTTTTAATCTTGCTGGTTATACAGCGAGAGCAAAATTAGCTAAAGGTTATGCCTCAACAAGAACGAGAACAGATTTTACTACTACTATCGCTTCAGACGCAGCTTCAGGTGTAGTAACCTTAACTCTATCTGCCACACAAACCTCAGCCCTTGAAGATACTAGGTATGTTTATGACCTAGAAATTCAAACCGGTGATGTCGTTACCAGAGTAATTGAAGGTGTTATATCAGTTAGACCACAGGTCTCTCTATAATTCTAGCTAGTTTTTGTTATAAATATAGTAAAGAGAGGGAGATTAATGCCTGATATAACAGCTAAAATTAATGTAAATACAAGTGCCGGTCCACAAAAAGTAGCAGTAACCTTACCCTCAGCTCAGGCAGCCGGGAACAGCACTTTACAATTAAAATTATTAGGTGACGTTGACACAACTGAATTAGATGATGGCGCATTATTACAATACAGAGCTTCAGACGGTAAATTTGTAACCAGAACGGAGATAGTAACCACAACCGGAACGCTCTTATTCAATTGTGGTAACTTTTAGGGATAAAATATGGCAACTATAATTCAGATAAAACGTAGTTCAGGTTCTTCATCACCATCAACACTTAAACAAGGTGAAATGGGTCTCACATATGGTGCAGGTACTCAAGCAAATTTAGGTGATAGACTTTTCATAGGAACAGGTTCAGTAGATTCAAATGGTAACGCAACAAGTATTGACGTTATCGGTGGTAAATATTTTTCAGATTTAAATGACCACCCACACGGCACATTAACTGCCAACTCAACAATCATTGTTGACGCAAACAAAGCAATAGACGAATTGATTGTAGGTAATTCTGCTACAGCAGGTGGTCAAATTAAATTAACAGAGGGTACTAATAACGGTTCAAACTTTGTTGCCTTAAAAGCACCGAATAGTACAACTGCTTCAACAACATTTACATTACCTAACGGAGACGGTACAGCAGGTCAGTTTATGAAAACTGATGGTGCTGGTAACCTAGCATTTGAAACAATCTTTTCAAACATAGATTTAGCTGGTGATACAGGTACAGACATATACAATACAAATGAGACTTTGACATTTACAGGTGGTACTGGTATTGATTCAGCAATTACAAACAATCAGGTTACTTTTAATATATCAAATTCTGGTGTTGACACAACTCAAATAGCTGATGACGCAGTTACCAATGCTAAATTATCTACAAATGGTGAAACTATTTTAGGTAATTCTACATTAACATTAGGTGCAACAACAACTGACATTGGTGGTTTAACTTCATTAGTTGTAGATGATATTACAATTAATGGTCAAACATTATCAACAGCTTCAGCAAACAAAGATATTAATATCAATCCACACGGCACAGGTACGGTAAAAGTTCCTAGTGGTTACGAAGATAGAGGTGGTTTTGATAGTCAATCATTAGCAAACAAAGCATACGTTGACCAAGTTGCTCAAGGTTTAGATACTAAACCATCTTGTAGAGCAGCTACAACTGCTGACTTATCAGCAACTTACAATAACGGAAGTTCAGGTGTAGGTGCAACATTAACAGCAACATCAAATGGTGCAATCGTACTAGACGGTGTTTCTCCAGGTGTTGGTGATAGAATATTAGTTAAAAATCAATCAACTGCTTCTGAAAACGGTATCTATTCGGTAACAACGCAAGGTAATGGCTCAACTGCTTTTGTATTAACAAGAGCAACTCCTGAAGACCAACCTAGTGAATTATCAGGTGGTGCTTTCGTATTCGTAGAAGAAGGTACTGCTAACGCAGATAACGGTTATGTATTTACACACACAGGTGCTCCAACTTTTGGAACAACTGCTTTAGATGTAGCACAATTTTCTGGCGCAGGTCAAATTGACGCCGGTGCAGCTTTAAGTAAAACAGGTAATAGACTTGATGTAGAAGTAGATGACTCTTCAATAGAGGTTAATGTTGACCAATTAAGAGTTAAAGCTTTAGGTGTTACCGACGCTATGTTAGCAGGTAGTATCTCAACAAGTAAATTAAATAATCCAACGGTATACTTTACAGACGAATCTTCAACGCAAGGTCAAGTAGCATTAGAAGGTACTTTAGAGTTTTTAGCTGGTGAAGGAATAAACACAACTGCTTCAGGTGGCACACTAACAATTGCTGGTGAATTAGCAAGTAATTCAAATATTGGTGTTGCAAAATTTAACGTAAATAATTTTGACGTGACTTCAGGTGATGTTGAAATTAGCACTATTGACGGAGGGTCTTTCTAGTGTTTTCAATTATTAAAAAATGGTTTGATGGTGTTGTAAAATCTTATGACGCTAAACCAAAGAAGAAAAGTGCAGTAGTAAGAATAGGTGATTTACAATATAAAACTAAAAAAGAATTAGAAAATATCGGTAGAAAAATCGGTATAGAATTAGATAGAAGACTTACAAAACAAAAACTAATTAACAAAATTAAATTTAAAGTAAAGAATAAAAGATAATGTCAACCGTAATTAAACCAAAACGTTCATTTACACCACTTGCAATACCAGCTGCCAATGTAATGGAAGTCGGCGAATTGGCTATGAACGCCTCTGATGGTAAGTTTTATACAAAACTAACAAATGGTACCGTTAAAGAATTAGGTGGTGCAGGTTCAGTAATTTTACAAGACGTTACCACTAACGGTAATATTTCTACAAATGACATTATTCTTAACGGTTCAAATCTAGTATTTGAAGGACTTTTAGAAAACGCTTTTGAAACAACTTTAAAAGTTGTTGAACCAACTGGTGATAGAGTTATTAGATTACCTAACGTAAATGGTGATGTTATTACTACCGGAAACTTGACAAAAGACGGTACTACAACAGGTGACCCATTGACAGGTGAGGGTGACGCTATTGCTTTTGCAATTGCTTTAGGAGGATAATATGGCTTCAGTATTTAAGAACGCAGGTGCTCAATGTGTATTAGTAGATGACGCAACTGCTGATATATACACAGCTCCAGCTTCTACTAGAGCCGTTCTTCACGCAATTATGGTATCAAATACAGCGGCTACGTCTGCTGAAAAAGTAACCATAAAGGTAACAATTGACGGTGGTACAACTTTTAGAAGTGTAATCACAAATGGCGAAGTTCCGCCTGCTGATTCGCTTCAAATTGACAAGCCAATAAACCTTGAACCTGGTGACAAAATTAGAATATATGGCTCAAACAATACTTTGGAATGTTTTTTGTCAATTTTAGAATTAACATAATAAACTTTTATAAATATACATAGGATTTAAGTTAGGAGAACATTAGAATGTCTTTAGTCGTAAATAAACAATATGTTGCCAAAGACGCAAACGGCAAAACTATTACGGCTGATTATAGTTTTCACGCTCTAAACAGAGACGAGACAGGACTTCTAACGTATTCTAAAGTGAATTGGTTTGAAAGTAATACTATTCAAATGGATAATGGAGAGGGTTTAGCATATAGTTCAGTTGCTGACTTTCAAATAAATGAATTGAGTAAGGCTAGTGGTCCTTATGCAGTAGGTACTAATATTAATGAAATACCTAAATCATATAGTTCTTCTACTGACCCGAGAGAACCAAACACGAAATTTAGAAAGTATGAACAGCACGTTTTTGATGAAAATAATGCTACATACTTTATGGACGCAAATGGGAACATTGTGTTAAGAATTAATGACTCGTACCAGTATGGTGCTTCGCAAGATGGCGAAACAAGAAACTGGCAGTAAAAAAATATAGGGAAGTAAAATGGCAGATTTTATACTAGGTAGATTAAAGTTTCACTTCAAAGGTGCTTGGACTACTTCAACGGCTTACATCAAAGATGATGTGATTACTTACGGAGGAAATTCATTCGTTTGTCTAGTAAACCACACAGCAGATTCAAATTTCTATACAGATTTAAACCACTCTACAGCAAAATGGGAACAAATGGTTGGTGGTCTTGATTACAAAGGTAATTGGGCGGCTACAACACTTTACAAAGTTGATGACATTGTAACCTTTGGTGGTTCAACATACAGATGTATTACTGGACATACATCACAAGCAGATTTATATGACGATACTTCAAAATGGCAAGTATTTGCCGGAGGTTTCGGTTGGAGAGGTGTTTGGACAACATCTACAGCATACAGAAATGATGACGTTGTAAAATATGGTGCAAGTTTATATGTTTGTACTACACAACATACTTCTTCAGGTGCAACACTAGACGAAAGTAAATTTAATTTATTCGTATCAGGTTTAGAATTTGAGGATAGTTGGGCAAGTTCAACACTTTATCAATTAGGTGATATTGTAACCTACGGTGGTTATCAATATGTTGCTGAAAGAGCAAACAACAACGTTTTACCTTATAACAACTCTTCAGATTGGAAATTATTATCAACAGGATTTAATAACACAGGTACTTGGTCAAATTCTACAGCATACAAAACTGGTGATACCGTTAATCACGGTGGTCATTATTATGTGGCTAAGATTGACGGAACAGGAAATGAACCATCAGGTGCAACTAACTCATATTGGGATTTAGTTGTTGAAGGTATTTTCTGGAGAAGCAATTGGACAAGTGGCACAGCATACAAAATTGGTGACGCAGTATCTCACGGCTCTTCTTCTTATAGAGCAATTACAAATCATACAGCGTCAGCGTCAAACAGACCAGATGTATCTGGTCAAACAGATTGGAACCTATTAGCTGAAGGTGATTCAAATGCAACACTAACTACAAGAGGCGATATTCTTACAAGAGACGCAACTCAACGAGTTAGATTGCCAATTGGTTCAGCAGGTAGTTTCTTAAAATCAGATGGTACTGATTTAACTTGGTCTTATCCAAGTGTCGGTAACAAAGTTTATTACGTATCAACACTAGGTACAGATAATACAGACACAGGCAGAGGTACTACTCCAGAATTACCTTGGAGAACAATCAAATATGCTTGTGCTCAATTAGCTTCAGACACAACAAATTTTAAAACGGTTAAAATAGAAACAGGAACATATACAGAGCAATTGCCTATTAAAGTTCCGAGAAAAACTGCTCTTATCGGTGATAACTTACGAAGTGTTACCGTTTCTCCAGACACTACAACAAACAATGGTGCTGGTGCAGGTATTTCAGGTGATAACTCTACACCTAATAATAGACAATCAATGTTTTATCTAAATGACTCTTGTACTTTATCAGGTATGACATTTAGTGGTATGACAGGTCAATTAGCAAGTTCAGCTAGTTCAGATGGTCTAACAAGATTAACAGAGGGAACAGGTGCAAATGCTTCAGGTTCAGTTGTTTCTTTAGACCCAGGAACAGGTCCAACAGATACGTCTGTACACATTATTGCTAGGTCGCCTTTCGTACAAAACTGCTCATCAATAGGTTCAAGAGCAACAGGTATTAAAATTGATGGTACTTTACACAACGCAGGTTTCAAATCAATTCTTTCAAATGACTTTACGCAAGTTCTTGATGGTGGTATCGGTTGTTGGGCAAAAGGTGGTGCAAAATCAGAATTAGTATCAGTATTTACTTATTACTGCCACGTAGGTTATCTATGTGATAGTGGTGCTGTTATTCGTTCACTAAACTCTAACAACTCGTATGGTGAAAAAGGTTCAGTTGCTTCAGGTGTTGACGCAAACGAAACTCCTTTAACAGCAACGGTAACTAATAGAGACAATGAAGCAATCATTGGTAGAGCATTAGTATCAAACGCTGGTGTTTACAGATTAGAACAAGAATACGCAGGTGAAACTTATACATCTGCTTCAGAAACAATTAATGGTTCAGGCGCAAATGCTAACTTTAATGCCGACTTTGCTGACGGTGCAGTTAAATATATTGATGTAGCAACTAACGGTGCAGGTCACTTTACTACCGTTGGTGTTGCTCAAGGCGGAACAACAACATCAATTAGATTAGCTGCCTCTGATACTCAAGCAAACAACTTCTATAATGGTATGAGACTTACAATTACAGATGGTACAGGTTCAGGTCAAACTGGTTACGTTGGAACATACACAGCAGCAACTAAAACTGCTACAATGTTTAAAGAAGACGGTAATCCAGGTTTTGACGTATTTGGTCCAACAAGTGTTGCAGTTGCTCCTAACGCAACAGCAAGTTATGAAATTGAGCCAAGAGTTACCATTTCAGGTGGTGGTTCTCCTTCAAGAAACGCATTAGCAAGAGTTGTAATTGAAAACCAAATTATTAAAAAATTCTTAATACTTGATGGTGGTGCAGGTTATTCATCAGCTCCTTCAATTACGGTAACTGACCCTAACGCAACAACTTTAGGAACAGGTACTGCTACAATTGGAGATGGCGTAATTTCAAGATGGACTTATGCAGCTGCCGGTTCAGGTTACAAACAAGAAAACACAACAGCAACCGTAAGTGGTGATGGTTATGCTGAAATATTACCAGTTGGTGCAACGGTAAAAACTTCAGGTTTATCAAGTCAACCAAAAGCAGGTTCAAGTATAGTATTTTCAAATGCTTCAAGTGTAAGTTATATTATTGTAACCATATTATCACACGCAAACGGTGGTATAACAAGTTTAGAAGTATCGCCAAATATTTCAAAAGCAAATGCTCCAACACACGGAACAACTGCTACGGTTAGAGAAAAATATTCTAACATAAGATTAACAGGTCACGACTTCCTAGATATTGGTACAGGTGGTATTTCAACAACAAACTATCCTGATTTAAATGGTTACACACAACAACCAGACCAAGGTGATGAAGTTGATGATTTAGATAGAGGTAGAGTATTCTATACTTCAACCGACCAAGATGGTAACTTTAGAGTTGGTGAATTGTTTAGAGTAGAACAATCAACAGGTAAGGCGACATTGAACGCAGAAGCCTTTGACCTTTCTGGTTTAAGACAATTATCTCTAGGTTCAGTTGCATTAGGAAATTTTGGTGCAACAATTAATGAATTTTCAACTGACGGTACTATGGGTGATAATTCTGATAACGCTCTCGTAACCGAGAAAGCAATTAGAACATTTGTAGAAAATCAATTAGGTGGTGGTAATAACAACTTAACGGTTAACTCTGCTGTAATCGGTGAAATAACAATCGCAGGTGCAAACATTTCAGCTTCAACTGGAAACACGGTTAACTTTACAACTATACCAACAACTAGTATATCGCCGACAGCGAGTACACATATTGTTAACAAAGGTTATGTTGATGAAAATGTGACACCTAATTTACAGACTTTATCTTTTGATAGAGATACAGGTCAGTTAAACAGAAAAGTAATTACTAACTTTAATACAATAACACAATACGAAGATACTTTATTTAATGGCGCTGAACAAAACGTTGGTTTTGAAGTTATAAATGGTAGTATGAGAATTGAAATTGACAAAGCTGGTAATTTAGTTTATAGAACAACAGGAGATACAGAGGATGCCTCTGAAACTCCAAGTAACCAATAATGAGGCATAAATAGGATTAAACAATGGCAATCACTAGAACAAAAATTGGAAATTTATGGTTTAATTATCGTGGCGAATACGATAGTTCAGCTACATATAAAAAAGACGATATTGTTATCTGGAACAATACTGACTATTTAAATATTAGAGAGTCTAGTGTTAGTGGTAAACAACCAGAACAAAATACACAATATTATTACAACATACAAACAACAACTGACCCAAGCGACTCAACTACTAAATTCCAGATTGACGCAGATGAGACTTCAACTATTGAATGGGCACAAACTTTGTATGTTAGAAGAGGTGATAAAATTATATTTCACCAAAATAATAATAATAATGATGACCAACCTTTGGCTATTGCTACATCAGCTACAAGTCAAACTTCAAACTATTTAACAACAGGTGTAACCTATTATCATAACGAGGAAACGGTAACGCAAGTAGATTACGTAACCACTTCTAAATTTAATACTAAAACAAGTAGAAAAGTTGTAGTAGAATTTGATAAAGATACGCCTTCAGAAATTTGGTACTTTTCAGCAGGTACAGGTGGCGCAAACTATGGTGGTAAAATTGTAGTTGCAGATTGGGACACTTGGAGACCTTTAAGAAATTCATTTAGTTGGAAAGGTTTACACGTAAATACAAACGGAACACAATATTACGAAAATGATGTTGTTCACGTTAGACACGGTATCAGTAATGATATGGGTACTGACCAAGAGCCACAATCAAAGAAAGAAACACTATCTGCTTATATTTGTTTAAGAGCTCATACAACAGATGGTACAGAAAGATTTTTACCTTACAACAGAAATATTGACACTAATGCAAATATGTATTGGATTAAATCTGGTGCAGAATATGAATCAGATGATGAAAGATATGAAGACAATGGTGTAATTCAAACCGTAAATAATATTTCAGCTGCTGACGCTTCAAGATTAAGAGGTGTATTTAGAAGTGTGACACCTAAATCTACATCAAACTCATCAGCTGTAGCACATCCAGGTGCTTTTAAAATTACCGTTCAAGGTGCTGGAGATATTTTAGCATTAGATAATTTTTCAGCTGCTGACGCTTCAAGAACAGCAGGCTCATACACAGGTGTTGCTCAATCAGCAACGACAGGTGTAGGAACAGGTGCAAGTTTTAATATCACGGTAGACGGCACAGGTGCTGTAACCAAAGTTGAACAAGTTGCAGTAAGAAATAAAAAAGTAGGCGCTACAGGTTATGTAGATGACGAAACAATTACAATTGCAGATGGTTCATTAGGTGGCGGTGGTGCTGCTGACTTTACAATGCAAGTAAATGGCGCTGGTGTTGCAGGTACAGCTACAATAGAAGTTGAAAGAGTTGAAACTTTTGATTCTAAAAGACATCAAAGATGGTTTAATGATACAGGTATGTTATCAGGTGGTGAAAACAATGCTGTTGGCGACACACTAACTTTTGATGGAGATATTTTTGGTGGTGGTGCAGACTTAACTTGTCAAGTTGCTACAACTATTAAACAAACTAGAGGTGCTTCAAACATTTATACAGGTAATCCTCACGAATGTGTATCGTTAATTAATAACGGACCATTAGGTGATGATAACAAATATTACAGACTATCAGGTCAAAGAACATCAAGACATTGTGTAAACTGGCCAGTATTCCACGGTGGTACAGGTAATATATGGACTTGGGGTTCAAACTCAACTGGTCAAAACGCATTTAACCACGACTTTATGACTGCTACTCAAATGTCATTTAACCACTATGATTGGTGGAGAAGTACAGATAACGGTGGTACAGGTGTTCACACAACACCAGACGGAGAAGTTCCTAAAATAATTCAAATTGAAGGTGGTTACGAATCAGGTATGTGCTTGATGAATTCAGGTGAAGTTTATCATTGGGGTTATGGTGGTCACGGTCAATCAGGTGACGCTTCAACTTCAAACAGAGACCACCCCGTAAGAGTTGGTGGTTCAACTCAAAACGTATTCCAAGCTACAAACACATCAACACACGTTTGGAGAGATACAAGAATTAAAAGAATTTTTATTTCAAACTGGCAAGGTTACAACTCTAATACTCACTCTTGTTATGCAATTGACGAAGATGGCCAATTATGGTCTTGGGGTTATAACGGTTATGGTCAATTAGGTACAAACAATACAACTAACTATAACGTACCACAATTAATTTCAAAATCAACTTACTTTAACAATAGTGAGATTGAGGCATTTTGGACAATTGGTGACGCTTATTGTTCTGCTTATGCATATACTAAAGAAAAGAAATTTTATGTTTGGGGAAGAAATGCAGATGGCCAATTAGGTATCGGTAATACTTCAGACCAAAATACTCCTCAAGAGGTTACAACGGTAACTTTTGATGGTACAGGCGTTGGTGAAATTAAAAAATTCCAAGGTCTAAACCATTCAGATGACAATACGGTTGCAATCTTGACTGAAAGAGGAACAATTTATACAACAGGTTACAATAACCAAGGTCATATGGGTAATGGTAACACAACATCATTAAACACTTGGACAATTTGTTCAAATGGTTGTGGTAATGCTTCAAATGCAGATTGTAATAATTTCTGGATGGGTGGTAATGGTTCTCACGCACAAATGTGGATAGAAGACTCATTAGGTAATATTCAATGTGCTGGTTATAATAACCACGGTTCATTAGGAAATGGTAATTCTACTACACAAAATAGTTTTGTCACACCTAAAGTTTACGTTGGCTCAAACACAACAAGAGATTTCCACAGAGTAAAAATGGTTTCATTCTTCCCTCACGGAAATGACTTAGCAACAAAAATTTTAACTTGGGACGGACACGTTTTCCATACTGGTGATAACAGATATGGTCAATCTTCAAATGGTTGGTCATCAACTAACTCAACAAACGATAGAAACGCAGAGAACAACAAAGAACACTTCCAAGGTTACTACTTCAACCAAGTAAGATTTCCTACTTCTTTAACAGGTAATGTTGAAGATATGAGAGGTTGTGGTTACGGTGATAACTCTGACACGGTTTATTGTTTTTGGGAATATAAATCATTTGATAATAGATATTATCTAAACGGATATGGCGGAAGTTATATGCAAGGTAATGCTGATGGTCAACTTTATTGTACAGCTCACGTACCAATATTAGGATAAATAATAAGAGAGATTAAAAACTATGGCAAAAATAAATTTAGGACGAGTAAAATTTAGTTTCCAAGGAGATTGGAATAACAATACTAACTATCGTAAAGATGACGTTTGTTGGTTTGACAACTCTTTGTGGATTTGTACTAATCCTTACTTATCAAATGGTTATGACAACTATGCTCCTGGTGATAAAAACACAGGTTATTTTTGGACAAGAACATACTCAAACGACCCCGATTTTAGAAGAGGTTATCACGTATTAGATGATGACTTCCAAAGAAGTAATGAAACAGGTAATCCTATTATCAATACTTCAAGATATGGTAATGACGAAAACACGCAAGAGTCAACTAGAAATGGTCAAAGATTTGGCCAAGCAAACTGGTTTTCAAATAACTCTGCTAACGGTGGTTACTTACTAGACTATCAAGCTCATTTACTAAATGACCAGGAAGATTACGTTATGGGAGACAGAGGTAATTTCTTCGGTTATGGTGAGTTAAATACAAACAAAATTTCAATTTTTCAAAATTACGTACCAGTAGAAAACCAATTTAGAGTAGATGTTCAAACATCTCCTTCAAACAGATTTAAATTTGATAACAGATTACCTAGTACAGATTTAGGTAGAGAAAACTTTGGTGGTAATGGTGGTGGTTTCAGACACTTTACACACTTCAAAGAAGGATACAAATACAGATTTGACCAAAGAGACGAATCAAATAAAACTTTCCCATTAGGCTTTTCAACAAGTGCTGATGGTATTCATAACTCAACACCAGGTACATCATTAGCCGCTGATGAAGACGGACCATATTTTGTAATTGGTGAAACTACAACAGGTGATTCAGGTGTTTTCTATCCTCTATATCTATCAGCTGCAGGTGCAAATGCTGAAGATACTAGAATGGGTGGTGCTGGTGCAAGTGCAGTTATTAATTTCTCTGAAATACAAAGAGGTCCAAACAACGAAACGGTAAGTAATGAAAGTTCTACAAACTTTTATTTACCTGATATGATTGACCCAACTGCTGTTGACGAAAGAATTTTAGAGGTTGCTGTAGTTTCAGGTAACCCAACTAATCACCCTTACTATGATACAGGTTCAACAAACAAATATTCAATTAATGGTTCAACTGCTACAGGTGATGTTGCATTAAATTTAAGTGAAGGTAAAACTTACAGATTTGACCAATCAGACGCCTCAAATACAGGACACCCATTAAGATTTTCTACAACTGCTAACGGAACACACGCTTCAGGTTCAGAATATACAACTGGCGTAACCGTTGTAGGTACACCTGGTAAAAAAGGTGCATACACAGAAATTAAAATTAGAAAAGGTATTGATAAACTTTACTACTATTGCACACAACACTCTGGAATGGGTTGGTCAGCAGACACAATAACTCCTAATTCAAGAGCAAGAGCATACGCTCCTTCAAACATTCCTATGTACAGAGGTGCTAACAAAAATGGTATTGTAAGATACTTCTTAAACAATAAACAGGTTACAGAAGCTCAATACAAAACAACTTTTACAGATACTATATCAAATGATGGTTCATCTTACACAGGTGATATGCCAGCATACACAACTGAAAATGGTTTAACAAGAGGTGGTCAACAATACTCTTGGAAGAAAAATCAAGACAGACACGTAGAAATTTATATACCAATAGGCTTCTTTAAAATGAGAAGTCAACAGATTTATCCTTTCTGTTTAGCAGCTTCAAAAAATGATATGTACCAAGATTTAGGTTGGAACGTTGAAGAAACTTGGAGAGGTTACAAACATTGGGACAGGATGCAAACAGGTATCAGATTTAGAGGTGAGTACGACCCTCATACTCATTACAAATACAATGATGTTGTAATTTATAGAAAAAGAAAAAGAAGACCAGACGGTACAAAGGCTGAATTTCAACCTATGTCGCCAACTGGTATGTATAGATGTATAAGAGATTCAAAAGGTAGACCTCCTCATTATGGTCCTCAAAATATGACTACTTCTCCTTTGATGACAAAATCTACAACAACAAGTGGTAAATTAATTAAAGAAACATATCAAGAATATCCTGCTCACATACGTTCATACTGGAACGATTGGGAAGATTTTGGACAACAAACAAATACTAATAATGAACAACACGCTTGGTATCCTAACAAAGGTCCAATTGCTTGGCCATATAAACACCACACAATGACGTGTTCACACCAAGATTCATATTACAGACACATTGATAAAAATGGTGTCGCTTGGGGTATTAACTATCCTAGAACAGGTTTCCAACAATACGGTTCTTATTATTCTTCATACTATCACGAAATTAATTTTAGATGGAGAGACTGGTGGAGAAGTGAAGACTTAAACTACACAGGCTACAATGAAAATAGAGGTAGAAATAGAAGTACGGTAAGAAAACCATTACACACTCCTAGATGTATTCAAATTCAAGAAGGTCGTGAAAGATGTTATTGGTTAATGGATAACGGAGAATTATATGTAAATGGTGAATCTTCAAACGGTGAAATGGGTATCGGTACTGAACAAGGCGATAGAAACGGTACTTTTAGAGTTCACGGTTTAGAAGACGTAAAAGTTGTTAAAGTAACCAATGACCATTGGGGCGATAATACAGGTCATACTCTAGCACTTGATGATAAAGGTACGGTATGGTCTTGGGGTTATAATGACCAAGGTCAATTAGGTGATGGTAGAACACAAAACAAAACAGCACCTTACAGAATACCTAACAAATATTTTGATAACGAAAAAATTATTGATATTGCTACAACAAATAGAAGTTCATATGTTAGAACAGCTAGCGACCACATTTACGCTTTCGGTAATAACGGTATCGGCCAATTAGGTGATACAACTACAACTGACAAATACAGACCTACAAAAATGCAAGGTTGGGATCCTGTTGCTAACAACGGTATCGCAGTATGGCAAATTCAAGGTAACGGTGATGATGGTTGGGTAACCTTACTAGATGGTAATGGCTACTTATGGAATTGTGGTGAAAATAACTACGGTAACTTTGGTGATGGTACAACAAATAACAACACGCAGTTAACAAAAACTGAAGTTGCACCAGGTGGTGACATTGTTGATATTTGGGTTATGTACTGGAACGGTTACAAAACAATGTATATGAGAACAAAAGATGGTACTTGTTATCACGTAGGTTCTTCACAATCTTATTACATAGGTGGTACTGGTACTAATGGTTCATATAGTACACCTCAAACTATGCAGAAAGTAACCAATATTAAAGAAGCTTATGTTTCTTGTAACCATTCAGACCAAGGTAGAGCATTTTGGATAACTGATAGTGGTGAAAATTATTGTTATGGTTATGACTCAAGAAATTCTATGTTGCAACCACAGGCGGGTACAAACTGGCAAGGTGAAGACGGTAATTACTATCCTTTCCATTGGGTACAACCTGCTGGCGCTAGAGTAGAAACTATGCATATTACAACAGATGACCAAGGTGGTTCTGAATATGCTGGTGGTTACAGATACACAGATGAACACGGAAAGATTTATTTTTGGGGAAGAAACAACTGGTTAACAGGACACAACTGGTGGACACACGGTTGGACTTCAACAAACGGACAGGCTTACAATCAAGGCCACGGAAGATAAAAATTATATTATAAATAATAATACTAAAGGAGAAAACTAAAATGGCAAAACAAGTATTCAGAGTAAAAGAAATAGCTCTTGAAGATGATTACGTACATCCTGCTGTATCAAGTGGAGAAGGCCCCGTAGCGTTGATGACGATAGACGGATATGGTTATTCTTACTATGATGACGGCGAGGTAACAATTACATCAAATGGTACTAACGCAAGTAAGTATGGTGTAAAAGTTATGGATGCTACAGACGCAGATGATTTAGTGGTTCTTAAACAATTAAGAATGACACCAGCATTAATGTTAGAAAGAAGTACATTACAACAAACTTTTGATGACGCACATTCAAAAGTAGAAGTATATGACGCATTAATCAATGATGTAACCGCTGTAAAAACTGCTCATAATCAATTAAAGAGTGATATAAATGCTGTATATACCGACAAAGGTTTACCAGCACTTATATAATAAAATTAAAAAGGTAAAAAAATGGCTTTTGAATTAGAACAATTTAAACTAACTTGGCAAGGTCCTTGGAGAGATAGAACAGCTTATTCCAAAAATGATATTGTTGCTTGGAAAGGTAAATCTTATAGATGTATAAGAGATTGCCCTATTGCATATACATTATCAGGTGATTGGATGGTTAACACAAACAACTATTCAATGGATCCTCAAAGATTAGTTCAAAAGTCTTTTAGACCAGACAACGCAAAATACTGGCAATTATTCTTACGTTCAACAGATGACGTTGGTGAGTGGGAATTTTACAGACAATATGAGCCAGGAGAAATGTGTTCAGTTGGTAGAAAAATTTACCAATGTATAAAAAGAACAAGACGTTATAACACTTGGGTTGTTGAACACGATGGAACAACAAGTGAATATTGGGTGAAAATTTACGAATCACCTTACAAACATCCAGATAGAAATAAAATTGTATCTTTCACTAACAGAGCTCCTTTAGGGTGGAAGTACAATATGGGTAGAAATTCAAGAGAACAACAACACAACTATACACTTGGTTGTATTCATTCAGATGGTGACTTTTATGGTCACGGTGGTAATAACAATAATGGTCAATTTGGTATGGGTGATTCACAATCAGGTAACGCAAGACGTGGTTCTCCTAAAAACATAGGTTTTACTTTTGTTGATTGGATGACTTCAACTGATAATAAAGACCTAGTAAAAGACCACGAATTCACAGGAAATATGGTGACACCAGATGGTGAAGCACCTAAATGTATTCAACACATATCATCAAACAACACAACTTGGTGGTTGTTTAATAACGGAGAAGTTTATTCTGCCGGTTATAACTCACACTATCAATTAGGTTATAACGAGGGTGGTAACACAAATACTTCCGACAGAAATTACACAAACAGAGTATCAGCTAGTGATACCGTTGACTGGTTAGGTGAAACAATACGTTCATTTAACGAAACTAAAATTGTAAAAATTGGTTCTTCAGGTCAAGGTCAAAACAACTCTGCTTGTATGCAGTTTGCATTAGGCGAAGACGGTTCAGTATGGATGTGGGGTCATAACAACCAAGCTCAGTTTGGTGGTGGTAACCCTAGTATCAATAACTCAACTGATACAAACGCAGGTTCGCCTTACTCATTTTCTTTCTATTCAGTTAACGTAAAAAGACCTATTAAAATTCCTCAAGAATTTTTTAACAATAAAAGAATTGTTGATATGTGGGCAAACGGTAATGAAGAAATGTTTTTCCACGCTCTTGACGAAGACGGATACTTATGGTTCTGGGGACAAGATTTACACGGTTGTGGTGGTACAGGTGAAGGCTCACACACTTCTCAAGGAACAAAATATTACTATGTTCCAAGAAGAGTAGAAGTAAACTGGAATTTATACGGTGGTATGAGACTATTACAACATTGGTCATACTCTTCACAATCACACGCAGGTACTTGGGTACTTGATGGTGAGGGCTATATGTGGTACACAGGTTACTTAACAAGCGGTCAAGTTCCTGGTATGTACGGCCTAGGTGATAACGCAACTAGATATATTTCACAATTTCAAAGAACAGACTTCCATTTAAACGGCGACATTGATGAATTTTGGTGTGGTGGTGACGAACACAAATGGATGTATATGAGACAGAAATCAACTGGTATGTTATGGGTAAATGATGGTAATTACGGAACATACGGCGGTAGAGGTACACGTTCACAACAAGGTTACTGGTACAACTCTGGTGGTATTCACGGAATGATGTCTCATTTAAGAGGACCAAAATACGTAAGATACGTTGCAGGTATGAACGAAAACAGAGGTGATGGTTCTTATCAATATGAATTCCCTCTAATACTTGATGAATCAGGTGAAGTATGGTACGGTGGTTATTCTCAAGGTTTCTATCCTTCAGGTACTAACTCGGATCCAAACAATGATTCAGATGGTTGGGAACATATGCCAGAGCAAGCGTTTGAAGGTAACTCTGAAAACAGACATAGAAAAAGAAGAGGTACCGTTCCTAACAATATGAAACTTGTTGACTTACATTGCTACGGTTATCCAACTGCTCAAAACTTTGCAGCTAGAGATTCACACGGTAAATTGTTAACTTGTGGTTACGCAGGTAATAACAATACGTATCTATATGACATTATGCCTTACAGATACTATACTCAAACGATTTCATCTTGGGGTAGTAATAACTACCGAACCCATTGGGCTTCATCTCCAGGTGATTAATAAATAGTTTTTGACTAACTATTTTTATTATGAAGGAATATAATGTATAAAACGAAACAAAACTATTTAAGATTCAAAACACACGAAATCTTTTCAGATAAGTTTAAACAATATCCTAAAGAGCAACAAGCTACTTACTGGTATCAAATTTGGTTTCTCATTAATGGTATAGAATTATTAATGAAAAATTGGGACTTTGATACTCACGAAGTTGCAAAAGATTTTACTCATAAATGGCTAGAGTTATGGCCGTTTCCTTTAAACAATACAATTGGTGGAGCACCTGCTTATCAAAAAGTACCAGCTTTAGTTGAAGGCACAGATTATCTTTGTGAAAAATATAATCTAGTCGGCACTTGGTCCTCTGATTATAAAATACCAATTAATAAATTTTCTGTTCAAGTTGTTTATGGTGTGTTAGTAGATTTATTTAAAGATGTATTAAAAGTTGAACAAGAACAAGTAAACGCCTTTTTATTACCATTAAAAGATTATGATAAAAAAAGATTTACAAGAGCAAGACAAGATACTATCAAAGCAATTGTTGGTATGTCTGACTTCTTTATCAATACAAAAGAAGTATGGGAAGAAACTAAAATGTTTGGTGATTGGAGAGAAATGGATGCCAAGAGACAAATTGAAGAAGTAAAACAAGGCTTTATTGACCATAAAACACCTGAAGATTATCCTTTAGATAAAAATAAAATTATTGACCATAGAAAAGGTGTTGAAGATAATCAATTTGTAAGAGAAAAGCCGTTTTTAGAGGAAAGTGATAGAGATTATGGACAACGAGAAGAAGTATAGAATAAAAGATTTAACTTGGGAATATCATAAAAACGCAGAGAGACAACACTTTGTCAAACTTTTATTATCAGGTACTATTGATGAAAAATTATATGCAACTTACTTATATAATCAATTAATTTGTTATGGAAAACTAGAAGAGTATTGTTTAGAAAGTTCTTTATTTCACGACACATTAAATCTACCAAGAGCGCCTCATATTTTTTATGATTACAGAGCATTATGGGGAGATATAGGTAGTCCTCCTGTTCAAACTGAAAGTACAAAAGCTTACGTTGAACATTTAGAAACTATTAGAGGTGAGAATGAAAAATTATATGCTCACGTTTATGTAAGACATTTAGGTGATTTATCAGGTGGTCAAATGATAATGAGAAAAACGCCTGGACCTAATAGATACTATATATTTAAACACGGCGAGGCAAAAGAATATAAGAGAATTGTAAAAGAACGAGTTGAAAGTTATTTAAATTTGTATGAGGTAAATGTGTTGCCAGAAGCAATATTTTGTTTTGAAAGTGCAACAAAACTATTTAAGGAAATGTATGATTTGGGACAGACTAATAAAGTGGAGTAATGAGACTATTGAAGTCTTAAATAAAAATCTGGTTGAATATAAAGAACCAGGTATGGAAAGATTCAATAACGAAAAATTAGGCTGGGTAAATAGAACCTGGAATAATAGATATATTAGACGTGCTCATTTAGATGTAGTTGATGTTAGAGAATCAAAAGGTCTCTGGATGGCTCATCTATGTTTATTTCCTATGTTAACAAATGGTGGACCAATTTATGGTTTTGATGTTATTGCAGGTGAAAAAAAGGTAACAGGTGCTTTTCACGATTTTAGTCCTTTACTACAAAAAGACCACCCATTAACAAAATGGTTTATAGAAGAAAACAAATCATTTAAACCGAGCAAAGAGAGAGAGTTACCAGATTGGGCAAAGGCTATCTTCTCGGGAGGTATGATAGCCGCTGGTAATGTAAGAGAAGAAGAAGAATTAAATAAAATTTGTACAATGGCCGTTTCTAATTTAAATAATTATATTGACAAAATTAGAAATCACGAAGGCGAAGCTAAGATGATAGACGTAATTAAAGCACAAAATTACTACTCTGAACATCAACAAAAGAATCCACATACACCTAGAGTTATGCAATCACTTGGTTTACCTGAAGAGGATATCAAATTATTCTGTTCGGACAACTTGTTTCCGTTTGTTTCAGAAAACCAACCCTACTTGTAATAACTATTATAAATATACCAGAATAGGGTATAACAAATGGCAGAACCAGCAACTAGAGAAAATTTAAAACAATATGCTTTAAGAGCATTAGGTAAGCCTGTAATTGAAATCAACGTTGATGACGACCAACTTGAAGATAGAATTGATGAGGCTATACAATACTTTGCTCAATACCATTATGATGGTGTTAAAAGAACATATTTAAAATACCAATACACAGCAGCTGATAAAGCTAGAATGACAGCAGACGCTTCAGAAACGGCAACTATTGGTTCTGATACAACTACTTGGAAAGAAGGACAGAATTGGTTAGCTATACCATCTTCTATTCTTTCTGTAATTAATATATTTCCCTTTTCTTCTAAAGGTAGTCTAAACTTATTTGATGTAAGATACCAATTAAGATTAAATGACCTTTACGACTTCTCATCTACAAGTGTTGTTAACTATGATGTTGTATTAAGACATTTAGATTTTTTAGACCACATATTAGTTGGTGAAAAACCTATGAGATTTAATCAACACGAAAATAAACTTTATATAGATATGGACTGGAAAAATGATTTAGCAGTTGATGAATATTTGGTAATTGAATGTTATAGAAAATTAGACCCAGCAACTAATACGGATGTTTACAATGATATTTTTTTAAAAAGATATGTAACCGCTTTATTTAAAAGACAATGGGGTGCTAACTTATCAAAATTTGGTGGTGTTCAAATGATAGGTGGTGTAACCTTAAATGGTCAAGAAATATTTTCACAAGCATTACAAGATATTGATAAACTAGAACAAGAGATAAGAAGCTCATATGAATTAAATCCAGCAATGATGATAGGGTAAAATGTATGGCAATCAATCACTACTTTCAAGGTGGACGAGGCATTGGTAATAACGCCGAACAGAGATTGCACGAAGACCTAATCATTGAAGGATTAAAAATCTACGGACAAGACGTTTATTACCTACCACGAACATTAGTTAACAGAGATTTAGTATTAGGCGAAGATACTACAAGTCGTTTTGACGACTCGTATATGATTGAAATGTATTTTGAAACGCAAGAAGGCTTTGCTGGCGAACAAGAATTAATTAACAAATTTGGTTTAGAGATTAGAGAAGATACAACACTTGTTGTTTCTAAACGTAGATTTGAGGAACACGTAGCAAGTAAAGCTAATTTAATTGCAGTAGGCAGACCAAACGAGGGAGATATAATTTATCTACCTTTAATGAATTCATTTTTTGAAATTCAGTTTGTTGAAGACCAAGAGCCATTCTTTCAATTAGGAAATTTACCTGTTTATAAATTAAGAGTGACTAGATTTGAATATGCAAATGAAGAGATTAATACTGGCCAAGAGATACTTGACCAAGCTGAAGACAAGTATTCATTAAACGAATTAAACCACAAAGTAGGTTTGGAATCAGGTCAAGTTGCATTGACAGGTGATGGTTCAATTGAATTAGAAGATTACTTTGATTATTCAACAGGTCAAAAAGCATTATTGATGTTAGAAACATTTACAGGTGCTAAGTCTATTCAAACTCAATCTAACTATGCAAATAATTTAGATATGAACGCCTCTGCTGGTTATGATACGGTGTCAACAGCAGACGATATATTAGATTTTACAGAAAGAAATCCTTTCGGAGAGGTTGACGAATAATGTTTGGTTCACATTTTTACAACGAAGGTATTAGAAGATTAACAATTGGTTTTGGTCAATTGTTTAACAATGTTATTGTTCAAAATAAATCTTCTACTGGTGCAGTAACCAAAAGATACAGAGTGCCTTTAGCATATGCACCTAAAGAAAAATTTTTAGTTAGATTAGATGAACAAGCTAATTTAAATAATAGAGAGTTTGCAATAACTTTACCTAGAATGGGTTTTGAAATGACAGGTCTATCATATGACTCTACTAGAAAGTTAAACAAAATGCAAAAATTCAAACAAGTTAAGACCGGTGAAGATGGTAAAGTTATGGATTATAATTATACTCCTGTTCCGTACAATGTCAATTATACCCTTAATATATTTACGGCAACTGCTGAAAACGGACTAATAATTGTAGAACAGATTTTACCATTCTTCCAACCTGATTACACGGTAACCGTTAATATGGTTCCTGATTTAAATATAAAAAGAGACGTACCAATTGTTTTAAATAGTGTTCAATATCAAGATAGCTATGATGGCAATTTTACAACTAGAAGAGCTGTAATTTATACTTTACAATTTACGGCAAAAACATATCTATTTGGCCCTATGGCAAATAGTAAAGTTATTAAAGAAGTACAAGACGATTTATATACTGATACGAATAAACCACCAGCAACAAGAGAGGAAAGGATTATTATAACTCCTAATCCAGCAAATGCTAATGCAGATGATGACTTTGGATTTACTACACAAATTTTAAATTTTAGTGATGGTAAAAATTATAATCCTTCTAGTGATACAGATGAGTAAACTTGAAGATAGTGTAAATGAAATTTTAGGTATAGAAAAGAAAAGTGAGGTTGTAGTAAAAGACTTTGAACAACCAGCTCCTGTTCCTAGAAAAATTGATGAAACAAAAGATGATGTTGATAATGATTATGCTCATAGTAGAGATAATTATTATAATCTTATTGACAAAGGTAATGAGGCAATTGAAGGTATATTAGATATTGCAAAAGAAGGCCAACATCCTAGAGCATATGAAGTTGCAGGTCAATTGATAGGTCAAGTAGCTCAGACGGTAGATAAACTACAAGACTTGCAAAAGAAACTAAAAGATTTAAAAGAAGTACCTAATAAAACAAGTGCTAATATTAAAAATGCATTGTTCGTAGGTTCTACAAAAGAATTACAACAAATGCTAAATCGGAAAAAAGAAGATGAAATTATTGAAGGCAAAATTGACAAACCCGAAAAAGATAATACTTGATTTAAGTAAGTTGCAATTTATCAAGTCTATGACACCACTAAAACAATTATTAGATGGTGAAGAATTAATAAATCCAATAGAAGTATTAAAACACGAAGTTAGTTTAACACCAAGAAAAGGTGTTAACGGTGTAGAATATACCGAAAAAGAATATTCTGTGTGGCGTGGCTCGCAAAGGGTACAGGCTGCCAGACAATTAGGTTATACACATATAGAGGGAATAGTGATAAATGTCTGACGCATATCTAGGTAATCCGAATCTAAAGAAAGTAAATACACCTGTTGAATTTACAAAAGAACAAATTGTAGAATATCAAAAGTGTGCTAATGACCCTATTTACTTTATGCAAAGTTATATTCAAATTGTATCTCTTGATGATGGCTTAGTGCCTTTTAAAATGTATGGTTTTCAAGAAAAAATTGTTAACACTATGCATAACAATAGATTTACAATTTGCAAACTACCTAGACAATCAGGTAAATCAACAACCGTTATTTCTTATTTACTTCATTATGCATTGTTTAATCCTAATTCAAACATTGCTTTACTTGCTAATAAATCATCTACTGCTAGAGATATATTAAGTAGATTACAACTTGCATATGAAAACTTACCAAAGTGGATGCAACAAGGAGTTATAAACTGGAACAAAGGTAATATTGAATTAGAAAATAAATCAACTATTGTGGCGGCTGCAACTTCTTCAAGTGCAATCCGAGGTGGTTCTTATAATATTATTTTCCTAGATGAGTACGCTTTCGTACCTGCTAATATTGCCGAAATGTTTTTTAGCTCTGTTTATCCTACAATCTCCTCTGGTCAAAAAACAAAAATGATTATTGTATCAACACCATATGGTATGAATCAGTTTTACAAATTATGGACAGACGCAGAGAATGGTAGAAATGATTATGTACCTATTGAAGTACATTGGTCGGAAGTACCTGGTCGTGACGAAGAATGGAAAGAAAGAACAATTAGAAACACCTCACCTGAGCAGTTTCAACAAGAGTT